AAGTGAAAGAGCGGGAATTATTTCCAAGGCGGCAGAGGATGCAAAAGAAGCTGAAAAGCTTGCAAAGGCAAATGAGGAGACTTTCACGTCCAATAGTGGGCAAGTAATCATGAAGTCAGAGCATGGCGAATCAACTTTTAGAATCCTCAAAGATCAAGATGAGCAGATCAAAAAGGGTGCCGAGGATGTAAAGATTGAGAAAGAAAAAAGAGAGATTCAGGAATTTTCTAAAAGAGCAGAAGATCTCTTTCCAAACCTTCCAGGTGACCCTATGAAAAAAGGTCAAATTCTCAAGTCAATTGAGGAAATGACAGACAAAGACGCTGCTGCAACCATGATGGCTATGTTGAAGTCAGGGAACGAAACCAACTCTGTTTTATTTAAAGAATTGGGCGTGGATGGCGATGGTGATGTCGGTTCTGATGCTGAATCAAAGCTAAATAAAATGGCTGAAGAAATCGCAAAAGTTAAAAAAATAACCTTCGCAAAGGCATATGTTGAAGCCCTTGCAACCGAAGAAGGTGCGGATCTTTACGAAGAAATTGGAGGTAAATAATGTCATATGAAGAGAGTTTAAAATGTATAAGCTTACCAGCTTCGGCGGATTTATCTGCCTCTCAGTATAAGTTGGTAGACGTGGCATCAGATGGGGAAATAGCAATTATCACCTCAAAAGGTGCAAAATTTGCCGGTGTTCTCCAGGATGCCCCGGATGCGGTTGGAAGAGTCGGCGCTGTCGGTATTGACGGAGTTACAAAGGTTAGAGCAGGAGCAGCAGTTACGGCAGGGGCGAATGTAATAGGAGACGCTACAGCAAGGGTAATTGCGACCGATGCGACAGATCAGTTTGTTTTGGGACTGGCCCTTGAAACTGCAACCGCAGCCGATGACGTTATCGCTGTTTTAATTGACAAGTTTCAAACATCAGTAACCGCATAGGAGGCGTGTGATGGGAAGAATAATTAAATATGCCCCTCTTAAGGGCGATGTACATGTTAACACCCCACTGAGCAATGTATCAGTGGCTTTTCTGCAGGATGCTGAGAATTTTGTAGCCGGCAAAGTCTTTAAAAATATTCCGTCTACAAAGCAGTCTGATAGATATTTCGTATATGATCGAGGTGAGTTTGCGCGTGACCAGATGAAATTAAGGGCGATGGGAACGGAATCAGCTGGCGGTAGTTATGACATCGATAATACACCAAACTTTTTTTGTGATCCTTACGCGATTCACAAAGATGTTCCTGACCAATTAAGAGGCAATGCTGACGATGCCATTTCTCTTGATTCTGAGGCTACGGAATGGTGCACAGAGCAATCCCTGATTCGAAAAGAAAAGATCTTTGCAGCAAAATATTTTGTTACCGGTTTATGGGGAACAAGCCAGACAACCTCTAATTGGGGCCCATCCGGTACAGCTACAGACCCTAATACAGATATAAGGGCTGGGAAAACCAGTATACTACTTAAAACAGGTAAAAGAGCTAACACTTTAGTTTTAGGGCAAAATGTATACGATGCTCTTGCTGACAATGCAGATGTTATTGAGCGTGTTAATGCAGGTCAGACACCAAACGGTCCTGCCGTGGGAACAATTAACGCTATGCGCCAGTTGTGGGAGATCGACAATATATATGTTATGGCTGCTTCTGAGAATACAGCTAAAGAAGGTCAAGACCCTTCCTATAGCTTTATAGGCGCAGACAATGCTCTTCTTTGCTATTCTGCCCCACGTCCTGGAAGAATGACCGCTTCGGCTGGCTATACATTCTCATGGACTGGGTATCTTGGAGCAGGTGCAGAGGGTGGTAGAATAAAATCGTTTTACATGAAGAGCTTATCGGCTGATAGAATTGAGATGGAAATGGCATTTGATATGAAGCTTATTGCCGCAGACCTTGGGTATTTCTTTCTTACTCCAATTACTTCAGCTTAATTAAATAACGGAGGATACAATGAGTTTAACCAGTAAAAAAGAACCTGTTATCGCCCTTGGTAGCTTTAGGTATAGAGGACGAAGCTATAAGGAGGGCAGCTATCTTGACCGAAGACGGTGCAGGATGCCACAGAGTAAGTTAAACCGTATGATCCTTTTTGGGAAAGTTACAATGGCAAGAGATCTTACACCCGACCAACTTAAAGATTATGGTTGGGTGTATGATCCCCTTCAACCAAGAATTAAATTGATTAAAATCAAGAGAACAACACAAGAGAAGAACCAACGAATTATTAACGAGCTTATGAAAGAAGGTCCAGAGCCTAACGAAACAGAAGCTCTTGGTACCACCACATCTGAAATGTCGATGGAAGATCCAACATCACCAAAAAAGCCAAAATACCACATATATGATCGTGGTAATAAGTGGTTTGATGTTATGGAAGGTGAAAAGTTCATTAAAAAAAGAGTGAGAAAAAAATCAGCTGTAGAAGTTTTGAAAGAGCTTGAAGGTGGCAAAAATGGCTAAAAGAATGATTGCGGCGGATGGTACTCAAAGGTTCCCGCTATTGGATGACTCAAACAATTCTCAAATAACTGTGGATTTAGCACATTTCAAATTACACCACGGAGATTCATTTGTTGTAACTGATATAGTGGAGTCACTCACAACAACAAAAAAATGGATGTTAACCACAGCGGATAGCCTCTCTCTGCCCCACATGATTTTCGATGACAATACTACCGGAGAAAGCTCGATAATAATCACAGAAGGTGGGGACAGGATAGGCACCACCTCAATCATACCAGTAAACAGGAACAGATCATCAGCCAACACTACAGGGGTTGTAGTACACAGAGACGTGAGTGGTGGAACGACTGATGGGGATGTAGTAATATATAGCAATAGGAAAGGATCAACAGGGAACCCCTCAAGAGGCCAAACCCCAGGAGCCCCAAGGGGTATTCAAGAGTTTGTCTTAAAACCAGACACAAAATATCTAATAGCCGTGACAACGTATGCGGATGTTTTCACAACCCTTGATCTAAATTGGTACGATAATGTCAAAAGGACTGGATAATAGAGGTTTCTAATGGCTGCAACAGAAGAGCAATTAAGATTATTATTGAATGACAATGGGGTTGTAGAGATACTTTCCTCAACCGATTACGCTTTGATAATAGGCATTGAAAGTAATGTATATGCTGCAGCTTCATTGGGGGCATCAACAATTGCTGCAAAATTTGCCCTGAAAGTCAGTACAACGACCGCGCCTGTAAAGATTGCACACCAGCAAAAATTTGATCATTATATGACCCTTGAAAAAACATATAATCAGAAAGCCGATGCAGGAAAAGGCGTTGATGAATCAGAAATTTCCGGTAATGAAGGTTTACCAATCCTTACAGGTGCTAAGAATTCAGATATTGCAGCAGCGAGAGAAGATACAGACAGGTATCAAGAAACTTTTTACCGTGGGATGAATGATAATCCCGGAACTTACCCGGGAGATAATTAATGGGCAATGCAGACTTAGCAGTAGACCTAATCCAAGCTGTTGCTGATAACATGGCAGAGGTTGGAACAACAAGAATACTCAGGTTATTAACTGAAAGCGCTATTGATATTAACGACCCTGGGGCGCCTCCGACAATTACCCTTGAAGATATTCCGATTGAATGCTTCTTGTTTGATTTTATTCAGGAATATATGCCTAATGCCAGCGTGATAAATGGCGGAACTATGGCCCTTTTAGATATGTCGGGATTAACAGAGGCTCAATACGATCAAATAGAACCAGGCAATGAAATTGTCGATGGTTCGGATGTGTTCAATATAATTTTAACAACAAAAATAGAAGCTGATGGTGTTCCAACAATGTTTATAGTCCAACTAAAGGGTTAACATGGCACAATCTGGCGACATAATGAAACAATTCATAAAATCAGTTGAAAAAGAAGCCATAGGTCTTGTTTTAGATATACATGGCAACCTCGTTGAAGATACACCAGTTGATACGGGGTGGGCCGAAAATAACTGGTTACCGTCCGTTGCTGCTCCTATTGATTCCACGGCAGGAACGAGAGAGAGCGTTGATACAGCACAGCAAAACGCAGGAATCGGGGAAATCTTAAGGTGGAGATTTGAACAGGGAAACGCTTTTTTATCAAACAATGTTCCTTATATTTCAAGGCTAAATGCAGGGAGTTCAGCACAAGCTCCAAGAATGTTTGTGGAGGCTGCTATTCAAAAAGGCGTGGCTAAGTTTGGAAAGGCTAAATTGAAATGAAGCTAATTGACGCCAGAAAAGCTATAACATCAAGGTATTTAACAGAGTTTGCCTTGTTGTATCCAGCTATTCCTATCTTCATTGACAACAAAGGGGATAGCAGCAAAGGCACAGCAGATAAAGGTGATTCATGGGTTAGGATAACAGTGATATCCACATCGCCAAATGGGCAAACATTAGGGAAGCCAGGGAATCGAAAGTATAACAAATTAGGTTTTATAAACTGTCAAATATTCACCTCTATAAACCAGGGAACGAATGCTAACGACGAGATGGCAGATGCGAGTAAAGAACTTTTTGAAGGTGTTAGTTTCGCCTCTAAATTATGGTGTTATGATGGAAGAGTTGAAACCATAGGGTCAGACGGTGAATTCTGGCAACAAAACGCAATTAATGTATTTGAATATGAATATACAAGATAAGGAGACAACAGATGGGTGGTAGAACATTAACAAATGCTTCAGGATGGCAGTTTTCGAGGGAAGAAACACTGGGAAGTCTTCCGGGATCTCCTGTGTGGAAAATATTGGAGCCTAATGATATATCAAGCTTCGGGGCTAGTATTACAAAAGTGGCCAGAAGTCCTATATCTAAGAACAGGCAGGAAGAAAAAGGAACAGTCACTGACCTTGATAGTGCGGCTGAATTTGCGGTAGATACCACCATGGACCTTATTGAAGATGTCGCAGAGCCGTTTGTTTTTGCTAATTTTATTGGTCAAGAAAAAATGAAACCTACTGCAGCGACTGTTTCAGCTTACACAATACCTGCAGGGACGGCACACCCAGAAAATACATTGGTTGTTGGTTTCGGATTCTTTAACAGCGAAAATAACGGTCTAAAGCTTGTGGATTCTGGAAGCACAACAACAAGTGTGCCTGTAGTCGAAACACTTGTGGCTGAAACCCCTGCCACTGAAAAAAACGTATCCCTTGAAGTAGCCGGTTTTAGGTTTGCTTCTGGGGATCTCGAAGTTGATTCAAACGGTGACTTAATAACAACTGTTAAAGATCTTACAGAACTCGGTTTAATACCTGGACAAAGCTTATGGGTCGGTGGTGACGAAACTGCAAATAGATTTGACACGGCTGAGGATCGTGGATATGCAAGAGTTGTCTCAGTGGTCACAAATAAAATAGTTTTAGAAAACAGGCAACAAGATTACACGTTGGATGATGGAACAGGAAAACTAATCGACCTTTATTTCGGAAGATTTTTGAAAAATGTACCTGTAGGTGATGCAAATTATTTAGAGCAATCAATTCAATTTGAAGCTGCATATACCGACATAGAAGACCCTGGAGACGCTTACGAATATTCAGAAGGTGCATACTCAAACGTATGGGCCCTTGACCTTCCTTTAACCGACAAATCCGTATCTACTATAGGGTATGTTGGGACAGATACTCCAATCCCAACCACTGTAAGAAGGACAAACGCAGCTACTCCGCTTGTCCCTGTTAAAACAACAGCTCTTAATACTTCTCAGGATATCGCAAGGTTGAGAATACAGGATGTTGATGAGAACGGAATCACCACTGATTTTAAGAGTGCGAATATAACACTTGATAATGGTGTTTCCGGGGAAAAAGTATTAGGTATTTTAGGTCCTAAATATATGAACGTTTCTAATTTTAAAGTAGGCCTTGATTCCGAATTGTTATTCTCAAATATAGCGGTCCCTGAGGCAATAAGAAACAATGAAACATTAGGTCTTGATTTCGCACTAAGAAACGAAGACGGGGCGGTTATGTTCGATATACCGAGCATGACCCTTGAGGGTGGGGATAAGTCATTCCCTGTAAACGAATCAATTAACATATCAGTAACGGCAAATGCGTTTAGAGATGAAACATATGATGCGTCAATTATGATTTCACTGTTTCCGTATGTGCCAGTATCTTAAAATAAACTTGGAGTATAAAATGGGTAATTTTTCACATTTAAAAAAATTAAGCGTCAAAGGTAAGACTGCGGAGTTTCCAATCTCATTAATAAGGTTTGAAAAAAAAAATGGGGATGAAATCGAAAACGTTTCTCCTGTTTTAATAGTCAGCCCAGCAACAAGTATTAATAAACCCTACATTAATGCTGCTTTGAGGAAAATGAGCAAGAAGCTTAAGAGAGCTGCTAGCACTGGGATTGTTGGTAAATCTGAAAACGACGAACTTAGAAAAATATCAATCCAGCTATACCCTCAATATGTGATTGAGGGATGGGAGGATATGCCGGATTCAGATGGGAATTTTGTGGAGTTTACAGAAGAATCATGCAGGGATTTTTTAGAGGCATACCCTAAAGAGTTGATGGATGAACTTATTGATTTCTGTTCAAAAAATTCCAATTTTGCAGAAGTCCTTGACATGGAAAGTGCTGGTGAAATAGCAAAAAACTAAAAGCCCGGCTCATATGGGAACTTCGATATCATAAACAGAAGTTCTCAATTGATGCCGGGATTCGAAAGGGTCGCCCACTTCCAAAATGGTATCTTGACGAACCAGATCTTATTTTAGGTGGGGAATTCTATTTAACAGCTTTTTACAACCTTAGTCCTGATCGTCACATAGGAGAGATTCAAGGACCTATACCTTACACAAGCATAGCGTTGTATGCAGATAGAAGGGGCCTTGAAGAAGATGTAGCAGAAGCATTCGAGTATATTATTAGAATGATAGACGACGAGTACTTAAAATGGTCAAAACCCAAAAAGACTTTAAAAAAAACAGGGAAGTAGATGGCTGATTTTAGAATTAGAATAATAGCCGATCCAAAAGGAGTTGTCCAAGGGGCTGATAAGGCTGATAAGGCTTTAAAGAAGGTTGAAAAATCCTCTAATAGTCTGGCCAGTTCCTTAAAGTCAGCTTTTGGGTTTCTGAGTGCCGGGTTGATTGTTAGAGAACTCGTAACTTTAATTGATACTTTTACCAACCTTCAAAACAGATTAAAAGTAGTAACAAAAGATGAAATAGCCCTAACCACAGCAACCGAAAACCTTTTTAAAATATCTCAAAGAACAAGGTCAAGTTTTGCCGGGTCGGTGGAGCTATATTCAAGGCTCGCTTTAGCCACAAAAGATCTTGGGACAGAATCTAAGGAATTAGAACAATTTACAGAATCTCTAAACAAAGCTGTTATTCTTTCCGGAGCTTCTGCGCGAGAAGCAAACGCCGGAATTATTCAGTTATCTCAGGGTTTAGCATCAGGAACGTTAAGAGGTGACGAATTAAGGTCTGTCCTCGAACAATTACCAGTAGTGGCCGATGTCATCTCAAAGAGTCTGGGTATTACCCGTGGACAATTAAGAGAGATGGGTACTCAGGGAAAAATAACAGCCGAAGTTGTTTTAAAAGCTTTCAAAGAAGCTAGGGAAGAACTTGATAAAAGATTTCTTAAAACAGTTCCGACTATTTCTCAATCATTCCAAGTCTTAAAAAATAACATGATTAAATTAACTGGGACTTTTGACAAAAATACCGGGATAGCAGCTCAACTCTCAAAAGCAATCATGTTTTTGTCGGAAAACCTTGAAACGCTAACGAAAGTAACGGCAATATTTGCAACTATGCTAATCACTGTTTTAGCAGGAAGAGCAATCCCGGCAGTAACATCGGCTTTTAACACATTAACAGCAGCCATACTCGCTAATCCTTTTGGGGCCGCTGTCGTAGCGATCACGGCTTTAACATCTGCAATGTATCTATTCGGTGACTCTGTATCGATCCAAGAGGGGAAACTTGCCACATTAAGAGATGTAGCTGTAGCACTTTTTAATAAAATGCTTGAAACTTTCAAGGCTGTAGTTAGATATGTTAAAAAGAATTTTCCAGATGTCTCAGATGTTTTTGATCGAGTTTTTGGGGATATCGAGCTTAGTTTTAAAGGCATAGCCACATTAATACTAACTCCTATAGGCAGCGCAATTGGAATATTTAAAGGTTTTGCCGCTGTGGTAGGTGTTATATTTTCTGATGGAATAGCAAAGGCAATACCAAGAGCTTTCAATTTAGCTTTTGTGTCTGCTATCAAATTGGTACAGATAGGCCTCAACAGTATGATAGGTCTTGCAAATAAAGCCTTAGCGATATTCGGTGAAAAGGGTTTTGCAAAAATAGATTTCGGCGCCAGTTTAGCAGCTAAAACATTAGAAGCAGAAGTCGCTCCAATGTTTGACGCATTCAAAAAAGGATATGCTGAAGGTGCTGTTGGTGTCAATAACTTCATAAATGAGATTCAAGAAAACGCTGAAACTATTGCAATGATTAGAGAAGAGGCCAACGACCTTGCGTTATTCGAGCAAGAGGCATTCCAAGACGAAACACTAAAAAGTAAAAAAATATTTGACGGCAAAATGTCTCAAGCCGATTTAGCTCTCGCAAAGCAAAGAATGAAAAGCGCCACTAATCTCTTCGGAGTCCTAAGAGAAATAGGAGGCGTGGATAGTGCATTGGTAGATCTTAAAACCCAGTTATATGAAAGACAAGCCATAATAACAGATTCTTTAAGGCAAAATATTATAAGCGAACAAGAAGCCCTTAATATATCCCTTGCAGCTAGAAAGGATTATAACAATCAATTAATGCAGCTTGAGCTACAAAAAGCTCAAATGATGACTCAGAGCTCTTCAAATATGTTCGGATCGCTTGCGGATATTTCCAGGAGTTTCGGAGGGGAGCAGAGTAAAACATACAAGAGGTTATTTGCACTTCAGAAAGCCTTTAGTCTTGCATCGTCACTTATAGCAATAACTACCGGTACAGCAAAAGCGATGGAGTTGGGATGGCCTGCAGGGTTGGCCGCTGCGGCTTCTGTTGCAGCTGCCGGAGCTAGTATAATAGCGAACTTAGCGTCAACTGATTATGCTGGGGCGTTCCAAAATGGTGGATCTTTCAGAGTTGGAGGCGATGGAGGAACAGACAGCCAAATGGTATCCTTTAAGGCATCACCCAACGAAACAGTATCAGTCACAACCCCGGGGCAGGAATCTGCCAAAAACAGAAGTAGTGTTCAGGTACAGCAACAGATTAAAATAGAAGTTATAAATAATAAACAAGACGTACAAGTCCAAACCCAAACACAAGCTGATGAGTTCGGAAATGCTGTTATATCAATTATGATAGATGCAATTCTCAGAAATAAGAATGGAGCCAGTAACGTAATTCAATCAGTTGCAAGAAGGAAAACATAATGGCTACATGGCCTTTTGATGATAACTATACGAATTTAAAGAAACGGATTATAAAACCGGCAAACCTACAAACGTCAAGTGCTGGCTATACAATGTCGTTCCCTAAAGGGACTGTAAAAAAAAGAGCGTGGGTTATGGAGGTTTCTTTTTTATCTTTGGACCAAGCTGACGTCTTAGAGGCTTTTTTTGATGCAAATCAAGGATTAGGGTTTGACATTCAGAATCCTGACCCAAACCTTACAGGTTCTATAGGGGTTATTTTCGATCAGGACGAAATAGAATTAAAGTATGTTGATGTGTCCCAAAATGGCACACCTACAAAAGGTGAATACAAGACTTCTATAAATGTGAGAGAAATATAATGTTAGAAATAAGTTCGGATGCCATATCCGAGAAAAACAAAATAACCTCTGACGGGACGTGGTTAATATTACTTGAAATCGCATATGAAGGCGACACGCCGCTTTATGTATGTCTAAATAACGAATCAATAGAATGGGATAGTAAAACATGGATACCTGCAATATTCAAACTATCAGGTATACAGGAATCCAGAGACGCAGAAGTTCCAAACATTAACTTAAGTTTCTATGATCTAAGCAGATCAATCATTCCTATATTAGAAGAGCTTAACGGCGCTATTGGAGCTATCGTAACAATAAGAATAGTACATTCAAAATTCCTATCAAATACAACTGCCGAGCTAACTGAAGTAACGGAAATTATTAATACCTCAGTAACCGACACGGCACTTGTTAATTTTGTGCTAGGGGCCGCAAATCTACTAAATAGAAGATGCCCTATGCAAAGATACTTAAAAAATAATTGTAGATTTGTGTTTAAAAAAGCTCAAATGAATTTTACAGCAGCTGGCACCATCGATCTAAATTCACCTTATTACATAAAAGGAGATGCGTCCGGGAACAAAGGGTTGATCAGAGAGGCTCAGATAGAGTCTGGAGATTATGCTGGCAATACTGCAGCTGGCTTGTTAATATTTTCAACTATATCCGGCCCGTTTCAAACCGAAACGATCTCCCTATATAGTGATTCGGATTTCACAATATTAGTACAAGCGGCAGCGGCAAGCGTTACGGTTTCAAATGGAAATTGTGGCTATACAGGAAGTCAAACCGATTGCAATCGGTCTTTTTCAAGATGCCAAGAGCTTAATAACTCCACTAGATTTGGTGGATTTATTGGTGTAGGAGTTAAGGGGTTAATAAAATGATATACAACGATTTGATAGGAATTCCGTTTAGTGCAGAGGGAGATGTGGGGATCAACTGTTACAACCTCCTAAGGAGGGCATTTAAAAAACACGGCATAAAGGTACCTGAAACAAATATTTCTGTTTGTGCTTGCCGAGAAGCGAGTAACAAGGAAATCGCAAACAATGTGTCAAAATATTGGCTCAAAATAAAAAAACCTAAGACCCCGTGTGCCGTTGTTATTCGTTCGACAAATCCCGACTTTGCAAACCATATTGGTACTTACGTTGGATCAGGGCGCATACTACACGTTGCTCAAAATATTAATTCTGTGATAGAGAGAATGTATCCTAAGTATGAAAACAAGATCTTAGGGTTTTATGAATTTGTGGGAGAATAGATGTCTGTAACAGTAACAACAATTAAAGATCCACTTAATCCACTTGTAAATAAAAAGGAGTTGTTGAATTACGAAAAAAACAACCCTGTTTCTCACTACGTCAAAAATTTGATTGTTGGAATGGATATTACCTATATTATATACGTAAATGGAAACCCTGCAACTGAAAAAACAATAGTGAAAGATAACGATATAATAGCAGTTGTCGCAAAAATTGAGGGCGAATGGGTTGCTGTTGTTGCTATTATTATTTATGCTGCCTGGCAAGCTGGACGAGGCGTTTATACTGAAATACCAATTATTACGCCGATATCAGAAACCGAGCAAACCTACGGATGGGGAGACCCAAAACAAACAAATCGAGAAGGCGTTGGGATACCTTATCTTTTCGGGGACAATAGAGTTCCAGGCCATGTAATAAATCAATTCGTCAGTGTGGAAAATAACAATGATATATTAAACGTCCTTTTAGGTGTTTGCGATCATCCTGTTGACTCAATAACTGACATAGAAATAAATAAACAGCCCGCTTCTAATTATAGGGGAGTGACAGCAAAGACAAAATTGGGTTTAAATAATGACTCTCCCATTCCCGGATTCAATGAAATTATAAACCAGACAACTGTAGGTTCAAGGCTAAATAAAGACGTTCCGGTAATTTCAACAACTGGGGGAAATTTTGTTGAAAAAATTAGAATATTCATAACAGCTCCAGCTGGATTGTATTTTTCAAACGATACCGGAGAACTTGAATCAAGATCTGCAATATTTAAAATTGAATACAAGCTTTCTTCAAATCCTGCATGGACTCTTTTTGGTTCCAAGACTATAAATGCTGCTACAGTAGAAGCGCAGAGAAAAACATACGATATAGACAGTCTAACCCCAGGGCAATATAACATTAGAATAACACGAACAAACGCTAGGGAAGAAAACTTCAGAGGTCGGTCTGATATCGATTTTACTTTATTCCAAGAGATAGTTAAACAAGAACTTATATACCCAAGACTCGCCGCTTATTCAGTTGAAGCCATTGCAACTGATCAACTGAGTGGCGGGACTCCATCGTATTCAGCATTAGTAACAAGAAGCACAGTGAGAGTGTTCAATGAAACAACTGGTTACTGGGAATCTAAAAGGGCAACCAACTATGCATGGATGTGCTACGCCCTCTTAAATGAATTTTCGGAAAGAGATAAGTCGGAAATAATATGGGATGATTTTCTTGAATGGGGGAATTATGGCGATGATATTGTCGACGGTGATTATAGATTCAATGGAAATTGTATTGTTATTGATGACGGTGGAAGTTTTTGGAGTGAGATTCAAAAAATAGCACGATACGGATTTGGTGAAATCGTAAGGCGTGGGACTCGTTATGGCGTCTATATTGATAAACCACAGGGCACTGTATCTGATATGTTTACAATGGGAAACATAATAGAAGGAAGCTTTCAGATGCAATACCTGCCGAAAAAGGACAGGGCAAATGCAATTGAATTACAATATAACGATCGCGACAGAAACTATAATCGTCAAGTTGTAACAATATACTCAGAAGATTACTTAGAAACCGGAATAACCCCTATAAAATCAACATTGGCACTTGAGGCTTCAATATCTCAACCCGAAGCTATAAGACAGGCAGTAAGAAGGATAAACACAAATAAATTTGTAAATAGAACGATCACCTTTAACGCTTTTGTGGATTCATTTGCTGCCACAATTGGCGATTTAATATACTTCCAGCACTTTATTCCATCTTATGAAACAGGGTTAGGTGGAAGGATTTTAGATGCTGGAAATGATGATGGATTCGGAAATCCATATTGTGAAATTGATCAAGAATATACTTTTGCAATAGGCCAAATATACACAGTTCTAGTAAGGCTTAACGATGGCTCACTGACAGAAAAAGTCATAAACAACGCAGGGGGTACAACATCAAATATATTAACCCTAACCACTCCATGGGCTATTGTCCCTGTAGTAGATAATACGGAAAAACCTGTCTATACATTTGGGGAAGTTGCCACAAACAAAAAAATATACCGTTTATCCTCAGTATCAAGACAGGATGATTTCGTTAGATCTTTAGTTGCAACTGAATATATCCCAGAGATCTATACTAATAACGATGGATTTATAATAGACGAGATAGTTGACGAAGATATAGTTCAAAGAGCGAACGAATTAACACTTGAAGAAAACGTTACATTTCAAGAAAACGGGGCTTATTTCAGCTCTGTAGCGATTGCATGGATCCCGATCCAAAGCGGTGGATTTGATTGGGTTGTGTGGCTCGAAGACCTTACAAGTGGAATTGATCCAATTAAAGTTATAACAACCGGGTCAACAACTGGAATTATACCAACTGGGCAGATAACAACAGGGCATAGCTATAGGGTTTATATAAATACAGAAGAAGAGGGAGCTGTAAATTTCTTTTCAAATTCAGGGACTATAACTATTGTAGGCAAAGAGGTTTTGCCTGAAGATGTTACAAAATTCTTTACCCAAGATAACCAATTAACTTGGGAATACATAGGCTCTATCAGTGAGATATCAGGCTTTAGAATAAAACAAGGATTCGGGGATAACGTTTCTTGGGCCGAGGCAACATATCTCAACAACGGAAACCTCGTAAGTTCACCATATCCAATTGAAGCCAATGGTGTAACAACAACATATATGATAAAAGCCTTTGATAACGTTGGAAGAGAGAGCGAGAACCCAGCAATTGTAATAACCAACTTGGGTGATATAGATACCTCTAATATAGCGGAAGAGGAAATACTTGCCCCTTCATTCAGTGGGACTATTGTTAACGGAACCGTTATATTCGATGAATTATTTTCCAATAACAGTGGTAAGTTCTGGACAGGGGAAGAGAATAATGTTATCTGGTCAGGAATTCCCGGTAATTATTATTTTACGACTAAATATTTAGAAATGAGCTATACTTTTAGATTTACTCCTAAATTCATGGGGGTTCCTGTAATATTTAAAGTTGATACTGTTTCACCTCAAGGATATCAAATATATTATAGGGAGGTGTTGCCTGCTATATATTGGTCAGGGAATCCCAATGCTGTTTTTTCGATTGCTTGGAATGGAGAGGACACAAGCGAATTCAAGTTATTACCTCCTTCAACGATCCTAAAAGAGCAAGAATACGAAATAAAAATTGTTACAAATACGGGGGCTGAGCAATCAAAAATAAGCGAGATAAAAGTTGCTTATGATTTCCCGGACATAGTGGAGACGTTTGAAGATCTATCTATAAGTGCGATGGGAACAAGAATCCCAATAGCAAAAGAGTATCAATTGATAAAAAACGTTGGGCTTACACTGCAAACAGCCGGTGGGTCTTCTGCAACAAGCCTATTGGTTGATGATAAAGATCCAGATTTAGGTCCACTAATATTTGCAAAAGATAAAGACCAAGTAAATGTCACAGCGACTATTGACACAAGAATACAAGGATATTAAAAAAATAAGGAGTAAACATGTCACTATTACCAGATATAAATTTTTATAATACGGCTAAAACTGAAGGAGAATCGAACATAGGTTGGTTCTTAAAAGTTAGGAGCGTAATAACAGAATTACTTGGGGGGGCTGAGAGCTTCCCCACATACACTATAGATACAGGTGTTATAAGTCCGGCCGTTGCTATTTTTGATATTGCGACCGAGGGTGCAGCAGCTACAGACGAGCTCTCCCAAATTTCTATAACAGTTGGTACAGAGTGGGCAGAAGGTCGAATAATAATTATCAGTATTAATAATGATGCACAGGCAGTCCTGCTTAAACACGAAGGCGGTGGGTCTGGGCAGATGTCCTTTACTGATGGGGTGGATGTTCTTCTGAACAGTACTAAAAAACGGGTTGTCCTTATACTTAAGGGTACAGTTTGGGAAGAATTCAATTTTGTTCCCTATGGAGCTAATAGTGAAGCACAAAGCATCAGTGCGAGTGTTGTAGGAAGTGCCTTAACAGTAGGTTTAAAAGCTAAAAACCTTAAATTTAGAAAAACTGATTTAACAAATGGAATCTATGATAATATATCATTCTCTGATTTATCGCTTATAATTCCTAGTGGTGCTACCCTTGGTACCATTAACTCGGTCGAAAGCGAGTTAATCTTAATTGCAATTAATAACGCTGGAACAGTAGAGCTTGTAATTGTAAATATTGCAGGGGGTAATGACTTATCAGAAACTGGATTAATAACCACAGTTGCTATTAGTGCAGCAGCCGATAGTAACAATGTTTTTTATTCAGAATTTGCAAGGGTTGGGGTTCCCTATCGTGTTGTAGGTTCTGTAAAATCAACACAAGCCACAGCAGGAGCATGGGCAACTACTCCAAGTGCTGTCCAGGGTTATGGCGGTCAGGCTTTAGCCTCGATGTCAAGTGTTGGGTATGGACAGACAGAACAAATCCTCACGGGTTCCAGGGCTTTTGGTGTTACATATTACACCCCACCTGGTAAACCTATACACGTGAGTGTATGGGGTAATGCTAGTGCTTCAAACCAAGATTTAGTTATTACAATTAATGGTTCGGCTTTTTATGTGGGGGCAAAATCATATGCTATAGGAGTTCAAATAAGTGTAAGCGGGTTTGTGCGTGGTGGTGTGAGCTATTCAGTAAATGGAAGTGGTGTCAGTTTATCAACTTGGAAAGAATCAAGATAAGAGGAGGAAAAAAATATGACGTTATACGGATTGCCAAATAATGAAATACACGATGATGGTGGAAGAGAAGATATTAAAGAAAAGATTCTTTCAAAGAATCCAGGTGCTGAAATACTTGACAGATTACCAAAAGATAACGAATCTTATGTATTTGGAGAGGGTTTTCTTTTTCAATATATTCCTTGTAGAGAATCAAGGTGTGATGAAGTAGATAGATTAAGAGACACAAAACAGTATGAGGGTTTCATTTATGGGGGGAAAACCTGGGATATAAGACCTCTTGATATAATGAATATCCTCGGGAGGCAGGCTTACGCTCATAATGGTTTAACAGACGATACTAATTATCCATGGACAACTGAGAAGAAAACATGGTGGGATAGAGAAAACATTGATCATGTATTCATTACAAGACAAGATTTTATAGATTTTGCTTTAGCTGTTGACGTGTTTATTAGTTTATTATTCAGAAAAGGTATGGATCATAAAAGAGCCTTAAGGTTACTGACTAACTATGAACTAATAAGAGACTATGGTATAACTACAGGGTGGGAATAATGAAAAAAAGGCGACAAATAAAACGGGGTTCCAGATCTTTGGGTCGTAATTATGGGTTTACAACTACTAGTGCTGCACTAAATATACCTCCTGTATGGTCTCCTAAACCAAATAGACAGCCAGGAGAAGGGGTTTACACGTGGTAGAATTGAACAAAAAATTAATATTATGCTTGTTAATATCCGCTGTATTGCAAAGCCTTCATAACTTTAAATTCGGCAATGCAAACCCATGGGATATTAACTATATTGCAACCAGATTAGAAATAGCTGTGTGGATTGCCTTCTCTTTCTCGATCATTCCGTATAAATACCTGTTTACAAAATCATGCCTATTTGGTTTATGCCTAATAGAGATCCCCGAATTTTTAATATATCTGTTTAATCCAAACGTCTATCTAATATGTGGGATTCGTGGACTTATGTTTATAATTGGAATGGCCTATATTTTTTCTAAAAGTTACACTTCAGATATTAAAGAACTGGACGAAGAGCATTTTTTCATCGTAGGAATTAAACCCAAAAAACTTACAGGGTTTCACTTTATACTCTCACTATTCCATAAAGATCCATACGGCGGTGTGGGCGTATATGCGGCAGGAAAATTCTATCACTATAGAAGAGATTGCATAACCATAGAAGATAGAAAATTCATAGAATCAAGGCCGTTTAAATACAGAATAATTAAAAAAGGGAAACTGGACCCTGGAAGATTGGAACAATTAAAATCATTAAAAGGCTCTAAGCGTGAAAAATGGTCCTTAAAATATAATTGTATGACAGTACTTGAACCTATACTTTCTAAGCGAGGGAAACCCCTGATATGAATTCTGAAAACAGACCTGCATCTGTGGTAAGAACAGAAGATACACCGTTGATTAGATGGGAGAAAAGAATATTAAATTGGTTTATAGCTGTAGTTGTTGGAGCAATGTTCTGGATGGCCGTTGATTTTAAAACCGATATTGTTGTGGTTGTTGGAGCTGTAGCAAATAATGTAAAAAAAATAGATAAGCATGAGGCAAAGCTTGAAGACCACGAAAAACGATTAATAACCGTGGAAGTGTTTATTAAAAAATAAATAAGTGGGGCTATTAGGCCCCTTCTTTAATAATCCCAGCCCACCGTAACTGTCAAAGCATTAATCTTACAATGTTCACAATATGCATTAGTAAACGGACTCTCTGTTCTTTTAGTAATCATATAATTAATATTAACACATGCCAAAATGGAACACCTATTTAAAAATACCACAGAACGCCGCCATAAATAACCCACCAAAACAGATCCCAAAGACAAATATCAAAACTTTACCTTTGAAATTATCCGTATTGAATCCTGATAAGAAATTCATAACCCTTAAGCCTAATGGTGGTTTACACCAAATAAACTTATGGTTAGATTCTCTATAATGTTCACATTTCATCACACAGGCATTAGAACCCACTCTTGCAAACTTATTAAATGGGCAAAACCTTGTTTTAGTTCCGCAATTTGATTGTATTATTTTTGTTCTCATAATCCCTCCTTGACAATTAGATGGTTTATCTATATTCTAATTACTATTCTTTTCTTTCATTATTGGTTTGAAAAGCGCTGGAGTTATTCAGCGCTTTTTCTGTTTATAGCCTCAATACTCAATACACCTTCTTAAGAGTTCAACAGCTTTTCTTGCCTTGGTGTCTATATTTTTAATGGCCATTATTAAAGAATCCTTGCTTTCAGATTCAGGATCAAAACCGCAATCATCAGTACAGCACTCACATATTAGTTGGTCTATCTCTTGTAGGGTTTCTGTTTTTAACTCATGTGTTGCCAATTTGCCCCTCCTCTTTTACATTAAAAGATTCCTCTTCCCAAACGTCAGGGCCTGGAATGGCTAAATGTTGACCTGTTTTTTCTAAAATAACCTCTCTACCAAACTCATGTGGAGAGCAGAGTTTTAACCCCATTTCATCAGCGGTAGGTTTTGATTTTTCAACCCACTCCAAACATTTTTCTTTTGTCGGATACTCACCAAACTGGAGATCTATGTTCATTTTCCCTATCTTCTCGCCGTCTGTAAAATAAACTGTCATTTGGAATGTTGCTGGTATTTCAAAATGCACTTTTGCCTCCTTTATTCTTTACAATTCCCTAAATATAAACTATGCTTTTCTCAACACAATTTTATATCGTTTAAACCCGGCGGCTCAAATTGTTTGAGTTGGTCGGGTTTATGTTTTAAAGCTTCTCGACTGGACAATAGACAATATTTCTAATCTCTTCGGCTTTTACCTGGAAATCACTCTCTGAATAAGCAGCAGCTTGAGCAGGATAATCTCTTTGTTTGTTTTCAATTTTCATTTCCTTCCAGTTATTTATCAACTACTTTTATATGTTGATGCCTTGTTCCAATATTAAGTCGTTGGTTGTCGTTTTCAGCTACCCAACCACCTACATATTCATAGGAAAAAACAACAGTTGAGGTATCTTTGGACCACACTCCGTTGTGATATATTTTAACAAGATCCCCCTCAAATATGCGAACATCATTAACATCTTTTAGTCCTGTATATTGACCTATTGTTTTTGGGTCAACCTCAGCATAGGTCCAATCCCGTTTCCAGTCTTTTTTTTTATCTCTGTATTTATCGAAATTAGTCATATGCTTAAAAGGTAATGGGTATAATATTTGGTATTTTATTTTATCAATACCTTTGTGTTGGTTTTCTTGAACCATCAAGGAGCCTTCTGCCAATTCCCCATTGTCAACCCGTGTACCCCTGAACAATATTTCTCTCATTTTATTTATCCCTCAATCTTTCTTGCTTCTCATTGCAATAGTTTATAAATTTGCAAAACTCATTATGTTGATTACAGAAATATTCTCTTGTAATTGCGTTTACCTCACCTTTCTTGCATTCTTTTACTTCATAAGCCATTTTACTTATCCCTCCTAATTGTTTTCACCTTCTTACCTGTGTAATCTTTTATTATAGTCGTCTACGTGAATAAGTTTATTAACGCTGACAAACTGGTCTATTGTCCCGCTTTCATATGTAACGATAAAACCTACTGGTAATGGTAAAAAGCTTGCCTTATCCAACATTTCCTCTATTTCATTCTCTGTATATTCATCTAATAGAGACTCTGTTATATCCTTAATGTCTTTCTTGTCCATTTCAGTTATGTTCATAACCTCATATATATCAGCCATATTTTCCTCCTTTATTTCCAGAATATTTGAACCACTTCTTTGTTCAGTGAGTCTCGCCTTGAAATTTCATTTCCATCACTATCGATTATTACAATAAAGAAAAGATCTACAAAATCCAGTGAGCCTTGGATTTGTTCATAATGAAAAATAAACCTCTGTCCTTCTTCTGGGTTTATTTTTAGAAAGCTATCGTGACTATTGAATGATTCTATTTCTCTTCCGTGGAAATCTGGTAAATTCTTAATGTTCAATTTAACTCCTCCTTTTCAACTTCCTTTACAGGCATCGTCAGGTTGTTCTAAATCAAGGAATATGGCGTGGTTGTTATTGGCATCAACTTTGCGTATTTCCAACATCATATCTTGATATAAATAGCACCCTTTTAACGGCATATCGCCACGGCCATCTTTGGACAGACCATCTAAAATCTTTTTTAAATCGTTTACTGTTTCAATCATACAAGACCCTCCGATTCCAGTTCTTTCCAATGGTTATAAACAGTCCTCCAACTAACACCAAGCGCTTTTGAGCATTCCATTTTTGACCTATCAGGGTACTTTATAGAATAGTTCAGAATACGCTTTTTTAGTTTCTGCTTTTTAACCACAAAGTGATAACCTCTTTTATTTTTCATTCGATATCCTTATTTAATTAGCATTCTACACAACTCTAAACAAATCTATAAACAATGTCAAGTTAAAAAGAAATTATATATGTGAACTAATATGAAAGAAGATAAGAAAAAAGAGTTGACAAACAAAACACGATTTAATATTATGAATTATCATTAATTTAAAGGAGAGAAAATCAAAATGGAAAACTCGCTACTATGTCCACCCGATTGTAAATATATTTGTTCCGATAATATAAACTGCACAAAATACAATGTAAATTAGAAACCGAAATATGGAAGGAAGAGAAACGATTTATAAAGGCCACTAAGTGGGGTAAACCTTGTATAGCATTCGGATTGCCACTTTAGATTATTAAAACAAGGGGTAGCCTATTGAAACCTGAAACCAAATGAAAGCCAAATATAAGGGGTAACGAAATGCCAGAAGATAAAGCAAAAGAAGCATTAACAAGAGCAATGAAAGAAGCTGTAAAACAAGGTATTTTCCCAAAGCATGGGAGCATGCCAGAATGTTATAAAAATTGGCAACAACTGGAAAAAGTTCTTACAGTTGCCTTTAAGCCTGAATAGTAGATATTGAATTATCATTAATTTAAAGGAGTAAAAGATGCCAGAAAATAAACCCAAGTTTGAACTTTCGGTATTAGGTATCAGGAAACTTGGTGTATCTGAGCTTATCTCAATTATTAACGGTGTAACATACGGAGAGTGTACGGTTGCAAGAGCAAGGACAGCCCTTACAAACATTGACCCAAACTACAAAATAACAGGTCATTTAATAAAGGAGAAAAACACAAATCCACCTGACTGTTTTTCAAGGGCAGAACATGAGGGTAGGGTTTTTGATAATTGTAGATATATCCATGTGTGTAAAGATGTAAAGCTCATATGTGGAAATCATCCTATATAGATAGAACAAACCAACAATGGAGGGAAAGATGGAAATTGAAATTGATCTTTTAAAAGAAATAATATCGGGGATGGTCGAAGATGTTAAAGGAAGGTGGAAACTTCTGGGTCAAAAATAGGAGTTATTAAGGGGTATCATAAAGGGCCTATTGTAATAAACCTAATTGCAACATGTGATCCTGAACAAATTGAGAATGACGAAATGCCGGGTCAAATTTGCATACACGATATTTAAGGGGGTTAATAAAATGGATGAAGAGAAAACAGGGCTACAACAACTCTTAGAGCTTAACGTTAATGAGTTTACTGAGCAAAAAAAGAATCTAACTTATTTAAGTTGGGCGCATGCATGGAAAGAATTTATAAAGATACACCCGGAAGCTACATATGAAATATTAAAAGATAAAAATGGGCTTCCATATTTCGGAACTGGTGAAATGGGATATATGTGCTACACAACGGTTACAGTTGGGGAGTTGACACACCCAATGTGGTTGCCTGCTATGAATGGGGCAAATAAAACCATGCTCGATAAGGCTTATAAATATAAAACAAAATATGGTGATAAATCAGTTGAACCAATCAGTATGTTTGATATTAACAAAACTATAATGAGGTGTTTAACAAAAAATCTCGCCATGTTCGGTTTGGGTCTTTATATTTATGCAGGTGAAGATCTGCCCGAGCAAGAACCAGAGCCCCCAGTAAAAACAATTGTGTCACCTGAATATGAAAAGATATGGAAAAGTGCAAAGGTGGCGTTTATAAGGGATGGCAATTTTAATGAAATAGAGAAAATAGGAACTATTTCAAACGAACATAAAGAGTTAATGCAACAAGAAGTTAACGAAGGGGCGAATGAAAACAATGGCTAAATTTCATGACGTAGAGCAAAATACAGAAGAGTGGTTTCAGTTAAGATGTGGCAAAATTACCGGGTCGGCGGTTTCTGATATTATGGTGAATTGTAAAAAACTCGAAGATTGCAATAAACCTAAATGGGGCGAGGGGGCTAAAAAGTACGCCTTAAAGCTTGCCCTTGAGCGTATTACTGGAAAATATATACCAAGCAGCTATTCAAATGCGAGCATGGAAAAAGGCCACGAGATGGAGCCTATAGCAAGAGATCTATATGAAAAAGAAACTTTTAATGTCGTAACTAATGGCGGTTTTTATGACAACGAAGATAATAACTGTGCTTGCTCTCCTGACGGCGTATTCGGGTCGGGGCGTTTAGAAATTAAAAACGAAGCGTATCACTTGTTTTTTATGACAAAAAAAATGGACAGGGCCGCAACTAATAAAAGGTGGCAAATTCCTTTTAATCTTAAATATTCAGATGGTGAGTGGATTGATTACGCAGGTTATTGTGAATCTTACCCAGAAGATAAACAATTATTTATAAAACCCTTCACTTTGGATGATTGTGTTGATGATTTTAAAATGCTTGATGCCAGAATTGAATATTTTGAAATGCTGATTGAATATAATATTAAAATAATAAACGGTTAAAAACAGGAACCGAACTTATAAAACAACTTACAGGAGAATAAAATGCCAGATAAAAAAGAAAAGAAAACAGCCGTGGCAATATTAAGTGATACACAGATAGCATTAAAGGGTCTTTTTTTTCAGGCTGTGACTGATGTTGAAATAAAAGAGTTTATAGAAAAATATGAAGGTCTTGAGATATCTGGAAAGGGCAAAGAGAGAACTGAATCATATGATAAAATTAAAGATGCTCATATTCACATTAAAAAAATATACGCTGATATAGAAAAAGAACGAAAAGGTTACGCCTCAACAATTACCAAGTTCGGGAAACAGGTAAAGGGAACTTCCGATAGATTAAAAGAGGCCCTGGAACCACTCGGGGCTGAATTAAAAAAGAAGAGAGATGCAGAGGATAAAATAAAAGCTGAGAAAAAAGAAGAGAAAGACAGGATAGAAAAGGAAAGAGTAGAAGCTATAAAGAAAGAGATTGCTGTATTTGAGGGATTTTGTACTGAGGTTCTTGGAAATATCAATGTAGACTCTGAAACGATCAGAAAGGCCCTGGTTCACGTTGAGAATTACTCAACAGAAGAGGAAACGTTTCAAGAGTACGCTCCTGAAATAACTATGAAAAAAGAATCTTCCTTGAAATTAATACAGGGAATGATTGATAAAAAAGTTGAGCAGGAAAAAGAAGCAGCTGACTTAAAAGCAGAAAAAGCAAGACAGGCCGCTGTAGAGGAAAAGCAAAAAGCTGAGAATAAAAGGCTTGAAGAAAAGGCCAAAAAGGATGCCGCAAAATTAAAAAAAGAACAGGACAAAATCAAAGCTGATCAGAAGACAGAATCTGATAAGTTAGCTAAAGATAAAAAAGAATTTGAAGATAAAAAAGCAGAACAGGCCGAAAAAGTAAGATTGGAAGATGAAAGAATCCAAAAAGAGAAAGACGATATTGAAGCTGAAAAGAAAAGGGTTAAAAAAGAAGCTGATGACAAAAAACAGGCTGATATAAAAGAGGAAGAGGATAAAAAGAAAGCTGAAAAAGAAAGGCTTGCAAAAATCGAATCCGACAAAAAAGCAGCCAAAGAGAAAGAAGATCTTGAAATAAAAAGAAAAGAAAAAGAAGAATTATTAAGGCCAGATAAAGAAAAGCTTTTGAATCTTGTTAAGTCTTTTAAATTTGAATATATTGAACTTAAGAATAAAGAGGCTGTTGATTTGTTAAACAACTTCAACAATGCTCTTGAAATATTCTTACAGGATTATGAAACCAAAATAAACGAAGAGTTATAAAATGGAAAAATTAATAGTTCAATGGAATGGTCAATGATATGTCCCTCACTCTCTACAGGATGTAGATAAAAGTAAATCATTCCAGAAAAACAAATTATTAAAAGCTGATATCCGGGGCGCTCAAAAACAAGCGTCCTTGGTTCAGTTAAAAACATACTGGGGAGCCTGTCAGATCGTTTCAGAAAATACAGATGATCCGAACTGGAAAACCAGAGAAGATGTTGACTTTCAATTAAAAGTAGCATGTAGGCATTATAAAAGAATGTCAGTTGTTGGGAATCAAGTTTTCTTAGAGCCAGCTTCTATATCATTTGATAATCTGAAACATATTGAAAGAAATAAATACTTTGATAAAGCTTTCCAGGAAATGTCAGAGAAAATTGGAGTTCCTGTTGATGAGATTATTGAAGAGGTTAAAAAAGCGGCTGGTCATATATAAAACACAAAACATATTTTAAAACAAAGCCTATCAGGTTTAAAGGTAAGTTGCTCAAAGATATATATAAATATGTTTTTGAGCGTGATGATAACACTTGTCAGTGTCCATTTTGCTCTGGATTAACATCACTGGAAAGGTCACCACACCACATAAAACTTAAAAGTCAAGGTGGAGAAGATCTACCAGAAAACCTAATTGTTTTATGTATGGATTGCCATTGGCGAGTACATCAGAATTTAATTAAAATCGATCTTGAAACTAAAGAGTTTAGCATAAAGGAAAAATAAAATGCCTAATATGATAAAATACCAAGTAACATCTGCAAATGTTTCCAGGGAAATAACAACAAGAGATATGCACTTTAGGTCAGACATACCAGTTCTTGAATTAGTTTCGAAAATTGAAAGAGTGGGCGCTCCGATGGATATGGTAGTTTTAAAAATAGAATCCAAAGGGGTGGAATTGTTTAATTCTAAACATTAACCCCGCAATCTGAGGGGTGAAAGGTTAAAATGACACCAAAACTAATAAAAAAACTAAGACACGATATAGGATTCACTCAAGAATTAATGTCTAAAACTTTAGGAATGAAAGAGAAAGCCCTTCAAAAAATGGAAACCGGAAAAAGCCCAGTTCCCAGGTATATTTATAATTCAGCAATGACCTTAAATATCTTAAATGAAAATAAGTTACTTAAGCAACACCTTAAAAATATAGGGGTGGATCTGAAGGAGAAAAAAGATGCCTAAAACGAAATACGACAATATCATGTTCGATTCCGAGGAAGAGGTTGAAGTTTATATGTGGATCATTGAGGCAAAGGGGCATGGAATAGTTGATAGCTTTTTATATCATCCTGACTCGTATCTACTAACCCCTAAACAAACACGTAATAAATATAAACAACTAAAAAACAAGGAAAAACTAATAGTTAGAAGCGTGTTCCAAAAACATGAATATACATCAGACTTTCGAATATGGTTTAATAAGCGTGTTTGCCCATTCAAATACACGCCTTCTAAGCATGCGGAATATAATGACTGTGTAGAAATAGACGTTAAAGGGATGCACCAAAAGCATGGAGGAGATAAAATATTTTCTATCAACCAAAAGCTCGTTTATAATGAGTACGGTGTTTATATAAATAAAATAATCCCCATAAAACTTTTTTCAGAAACCTGGAGGCCAGCGCAGGCAGGATTAACAAAAGTACATAAAGATGTACAGAAGTCATATAAGGATTTTTTAACGATTGATAGATATTTACAATTACGGGATGCATAATGGAATCACTAAGAATAATATCAGAAAATATAAACATAATAGCGACAGAACTATACTTGTTTATCGTTATTTTAGATAGGGTTACAGTTTATATTGAAAGAGAGATGGGACTATGAAAAATATCGATTTAAACAAATATCCAAAAATTAAAGAGCATTTCAAAAAAGTTATTACAATGTGGAAAGATATTTCAACCGGAAAACTGAAAGTTAAAAAATTCAGCGTTGCACACTTAAGCCTACTTCTTAAAAAGCAAAGAATAAATATAACTTGCCCTTGGTGTGGTGAAATACTTTCAACCGACAAAAACGAATTAACAAACATGGGTAAAAACTGTAAATATGGTGCTCTTCTGACCGACCAAGGCAACGCATATAAGAAAGGGAAATAGTGAAAGTCATAGACAACGAACCTAGGTTCGAGTGCCAAAATGTGACCATAAGATCGGAGAAAGTTCACATAAACACGGTATAGGGCGTGGTGAATATTTAATTCCTTATTGCGTGTGTGGGGCATGTTGGACAGAATTTGAAAAGGAGGAAGTATGAACGGATGTAAAATAATAACGATATGTGAAGTTAAGGATGATAAGTGTGATTTTTTCGAGCAATATATGGGTATAAAAAAAATTAAATGTAAGTATGCTGTTTTAAATATGGATTCAATTTCTAATCTTAAAAAAGAATTTGTATGTTCTTGTAAAAAAGCAATATTTGATAAAATATCAGAAATATTTTAATTTGAAATAAATGCAATTTAACAACTGGAGGAAGTATGAACGATAAAAAAGAATTTATCCCATTTAATGGAGAGTGGGAAAAAGAAATGATGCAGCATTCTAAAAAACAATTAATTGCATTGTTAAAATGCGAGTGGATTAACGGGGATAAGAAAGAGAAATGCCGTTGGAAAATTATGGAGAAAGATTATAATCAAACTGGCTGCGGTGATGCTTTTGGACTTTCAAAAGAGTCTTTGAAATTTTATAAGTATTGCCCTAAATGTGGAAAAGAGATTGAACTTATATTTATATAGTGCAATAATAAAACTGTAAGCCTTGAGAAAGTTTACATACAATCATTCCACACATTATGAAGCTAATTTTAGCGGGATTTATAATTACTTGTGTGTGGAAGGGTAATTATAGATATTCTAGGGGAACTCAACCTCTACCCGCTAATTTTAGCTTTTTTTATTGGGAGAAAACTATGAACGAAAATCAGAAAACAGCGATAACAGCCTTGGTGGTTTCATCTTTTATGCATATGCAAAAAGGTATTGACTCTACTCCACCTACACCAGAAGAAACCAAAAAAGAATATTATAAAAACAAAGATCTTAAATTGTCGGTTGATTCTGTTGTTATGGGAATTGGAATAATTATAGATATGATATAAAAAAGGGGGCTACTTAAAGTCCCTCTTTTTAAGTTTTGGATTTTTTATTTTTAAAAGGAGATAATTATGTTTGAAGATAAATTTATTATAATTAATAAAAAACACCTTAAAAAACTAACGGTCACCCCAGAGCGCAATCTACAGAATATTCTAAAAGAACTTAATAATAAAAATAAATATTATGTTGTTAATCAGGACGAACCTTATTCAAGTCTTATTATTGATTTAATACTAATATTTGAAGATCTTAAAAAAACGAATTATTTTATAGGTTTGTATAATAAAATAAGATCTGTTTTTAATGTTATAACAGATCTTCATCAAAATTATAGAAGTGAATCTGACTTTACTAACTCTCATACACTTTCACAATTAGATAAAAATAGAATATCAGAAGGCGTAAAAGCTTCTGTTGTATGTGGACTTATGTCTGAAGATGATTTGAAAAACATTAAAAAAATAATGCATTAATTATCACATGTGGGAATAACCGGAGGGAAAATGCACGACAAAATAAAAACAGCCGTTGGTATTGAAAAAGCAAATTGCGAGACATGTCTTCATTTAAGTAATGATTGTGACGGGGGCGAGCCTGAATATTCTATTAGTTGGGATATATGTGATGAATTCCCAAATTATCATAATTTAAAATCTTTCCCTTTTAAAACAGAAATGAAGTGTTGGAGGCCTGATTTTTGGGCCTCTTCTTTTCCTGGGTTTATAAAAACAGGTAGTCATAAAGAGGTTATGGATGCTTTAAGGCTTTATAATACAGCTATCTTTATCGCAACTTTAGATAGAGATTTTCGTCACATGTGGGAATAGGAGAACTGTATCAAATGGAATGGATAGAATATAGAATAAAAGAGAGATTAACTATGTTTTATTGCTATAGTTTTGAAAATGGTTGGGTTGATTCTCAAGGACATATATTAAACCCTGAAAAAACAAAAACTATAATCGAAAGTTGGCAATATTTTCAAAAAGATTTATAGAATATTATACATTTAATGGATAGATAGGAGGTTTTAGTGGATATTTTAGGCAAGATAAACAAAGAACACCTTACTTACATTATGGATCATAAAAAGAACGCCAAATTTTGTTATTTAGGGCAAGCTGAAGCTGGAGAATTCTGTAAAAGAATGCAAGCTTTTTTAGATCTTGAAGAAGAACCGAAAGTTTCACAAGGTTTGGAATTTATAGGATTGAAGATCATTGAAGTTGCCAACGGTGAACATTTTAATATTGGGTGAATTATGTCTGGATGGATCTCACTACATAGGGAGCTTTTAAAAAAATCAATTTGGAAGTTCTCAACCCCTGCACAAAAAACTATATTAATAACCCTTTTACTTATGGCAGATCATCAAGAAAATGAATGGGAATGGAAAGGGAAACAATTTAAAACAGTTCCCGGTCAATTTGTAACAAGTTTAGGTTCTATTGTTAAAAAAGCAGGAAAGGGAATTTCAATAAAGATGGTTCGCACTTCGCTCACTAAATTTGAAAAGTACGGTTTTCTGGCAAACAAGTCGGCAGACACAGGAAGGCTGTTAACTATAATAAATTGGGAGTCTTACCAAGATCGAGAAATAAAGAGGGCAAAGAAGAGGGCAAAGGCAGGGCATAGTAAGGGCAAAGGTAGGGCGCCTAACAATAATGTTAATAATGTAAATAACATAATAAAAAGATATGCGTTTCCTTTGGAATATTCAGAAAAGTTAATAAAGACATTTGCAGATTTTATAATCAATAGGGGAACTTTAAAAAAGCCAGTAACAGAAAAAGCCTTTACAGGACTTGTTAACAAACTTAAAAAAATATCTAATAGTGAAGAAGAATCTATTTTAATTTTAGAAGAATCAACGATTAATGGATGGAGTGGAGTTTTTCCGCTTAAAAATTCAACCCAAAAAGAAGGGATTAAGCACAATGGATTCGATAAAGAATATTATGAAAAAGGGAAATCAGACGGTCCAGAGCCGAACTTCTAACTGCCCAAAGCACGGGGATTATAAATCATCTAAAATCGGTAATGAAAAGTTTTCAATATGGTCAATGTGTCCTGAATGCGAAAAGGAAAGAGTTGATTTTGAAAAAGACCGAGAAAACAGAGAAAAAAGACAAAAAATAGAAGTTCTCAAAAGAAAAAGCAATATCGGGAAAAGATATATAAATTCATCTCTAAAAAATTTTAATTGTGAAAATGATCACCAAAAAAACATTGTAAACACAATGAATAATTATATTGAAAGGCACAAAGAGCTTGTAGAAAAAGGAGTTTCGTTTATCTTTTCAGGAAAGCCAGGAACCGGAAAAACCCACCTTGCTTGTGCTATAGGGAACGCTCTAATTAATAAATTAATAGAAGTTGGATATGTATCTATATTTTCATTGATTACCAGTTTAAAAGCTTCTTTTGATAAAAATAGCGGTGATTCTGAGGTTAATATAATTAAAAAATATACCTCTGTTGACTTTCTTATTATCGATGAAATTGGGGTTCAATTAGGTTCAAATTATGAGAAGTCAATAATGTTTCAAATTATAAACTTCCGGTATGAAATGATAAGGCCAACTATTTTAATCACCAATCTGAATGAAGAACAATCCAAGGAAATTATAGGGGAAAGAATTGTGGATAGATTTTATGAAAATGGTGGTGGTTTTTATAGTTTCAATTGGGAATCTCACAGAAGAAAGCGAGTTGAAAAATGAAGTGGAGAGATGTAGAGCCTTACATAAAAGGTGGAGAGCATGAATTTAACGTTGCTCTTTCTTTTTTATTAACATATATCGACCAGCTTAAAAAAGAGGGACTACAGTTAAATCCTGATTTTCAAAGAGGTCATATTTGGACAGAAGAACAACAAATCTTATTTTGTGAATATTTCTTTAAGTGTGGGAAATCAGGAAGGATAATATATTTTAATAATCCTGATTGGGATCAAAACTGCTCAACAAGTTATAGAGATTTTGTTTGTGTTGATGGGTTGCAAAGATTGACAGCTTTAATGAAATTTCTAAATAATAACTTGCCTGTTTTTGGTAAAAAACTAAACGAATTTGAAGGGCGATTAAGAACGAGCAGAGCGCATGATTATTTAAAGATAAATATCAATACACTTCAAACTAAAAAAGAGGTTCTTGAGTGGTATGTCCAAATGAATTCAGGTGGGACAGTTCACACCACTAAAGAGATTGATAAAGTTAAAAATATGATCAATTTGGAGGTAAAATGAAGTGTATAGAAAGAAACATAAACCAACTATCCGGAAATTCCGGTGAGTTGGAAAAGGAAAATGTCATATCGATTAATTCAAAAAAAGAAGAAAAAGAAAAAGAAAAACGCAGAAAGAGAATTAAAAAAATATGTGAATATGCTGATACTTTAAAATGGTAAATTAGAGGGGTAATTATGTTTGTAGTAAAAATAGATGATTATTGGCTTGCAGATTGGGAAGGTGATCCTGGGAGAACGCTTGTTTTAAACAATGCTAAAATATTCAGTAATAGATTATCCGGGGGAAGGGCTTTGAGAAAAACAACAAAACAAAACCCACATAGGAATATGACAAAATGTAGAGTTCTTGAGGTTTTTTTAACTGAGACACCCACCGAAACAGCAAAAAAACCTTATGAAATCGTAGATGATCTAACAGGACAGTTATAAATTATGGGCTTTATATGTAGTTCTTCACAATTTAAATATTGGAGGGGATAATGGAAGAAAAAAAAATAACATCAAGTGAAGCTTACAGTGAAATAAAGAAAATAATAACCACTATTGAGTCTATTAAAGGCGCAAAGGGATTAAATAGGGTTATGTTAACAAAAATGCGCAGGGCTTCGAGTCTATTAAAAAGATATTTAACCGATGGCGAGAACCTTCCAGGGTTATTGTTAAAAGAAACTCAGGAAGATTTTAAAAACATGAAACAGCCAGTTGAAAAGAAAAAGAAAGGTAAATAATGGATAAAACATATGAAGAAATAATGGTGGATGAGATGAATTACAAAGTTAAAGATAATAAAGTTGAAAACGACAAAGACGGGTGGTTTTGTAATTGCCCGAATTGTAAAAAAGATCATCGCATTGGAATGTCTAAATTTATAAAAATGTTCATATGTAGTTTTTGTGGTAAGTCGATAGAGGTGATAGAATGAAAACAGAAAAGTATTGCAGAAAATGTCGCAAGAAAAAACCTCTAACAGAATTTTATAAACACGGATCAACTAAAGATGGATATGTAAACCAGCGTAAAACGTGTAAGAGAAAATATTCAAAAGGGTATAGAAAATTAATAATCAAAAACATTATTGTTAAACATATAAAACCTGTACAAGTAAAAAACAGGTTAATTTTAGATGTTAATAATGCGCCAGTGATCACATTCTAAAATAAAAGGGGTATAGAATGAAAAACTTTATCATACCAGACAATAATAAAATAGTACCTGCAAAAAAAATAATATCACTTGCTTTATCAGAGCTAATTAAAAATAAAATCCTTGATAATTTATCAGTTTTAAAGATAAAATCATTAATAAATATCGTGGAAAAAGATTTTCCCGATACGGTTATTGTGAATATTAAAGAGGAAGTTTCGAGATGTTAAATCAGCACTATAAAGATTATGAAATAAAAAAGTTAATCGAAAAGAGTGGCAATTTTGAGCTTGTGAAAGCAGAATTGAAAGTAATTAAAACAGGCAAAACGAAAATCGGTTATCTTGTGGAAGATAGGACAGATAAAAAAATGAAAGTTGAATTGTTTTTCAAGGAAGATAAAGCGAGAGAGTGTTTTGAAAAGAAAAACCCGGTTGATTAGTCCGGGTTAGGGTTTAATAACTCATCTATCTCCAAAGATTAGAAGCTTTAAAAAACCGTCTTCCCCTTTTCCAGAGATGAAGTTCAAAACATCCTAAATAAAATTCAACACATAGCCATCCATTGAATTTTGGTGCAATGATCTTGAACCCTACTCCAAAACTTCTAATAAGCACGATATGTATTTTATATGTTAACATTCTTATCCTCCAATTCATTTCCCAATATGTTTATATTGGGCTATATTTATTCAAAATCTAATTTAGTTTCTCGGTCCCAATTATCATGTATACAAGAAGGAGAGTGTCCATATCTTGGATTGCATTTACAACCGCATACGTATTTTAACTTATACCATTTATCTGGTTTTTCTAAAAAACTAATAATTTTATCATTCAATAGTGCATAATGAATTTCGTTACATGTGGAAAGCCCAATATAACCACCTGGGTTTATAACTAAAATTTCACTACTTATATCAATTTTTTTAAAATGTAGTTTATCCAGATCTGATTTCGTTTCTAAAGTTAAATTTAAATCTGATATATGACCAAAAACACCGACACTTAAAACTATATTTCCTTTTAAAGTCTCTTTTTCTGTTATCTCTTCAAATTTATTTTTGAATTTTGTTGAGCCACATAAGGTTATAATTTTCATTTATCTATTCTCCCAATACCAGCTTTTTCTGGAATAACTCCCTTTAGGGCAGTCTATTTTATCAAGAATATCATTAAGTAGGTCAATTTTCTCCATAAGAGTATGTGAAAACGTGACTTTCTGTTGAATTATTCTTAAAATAGTTATATTAGGGTCTTTACCATAATAAAGCTTAATGGAAACATTCAAGTCATCAAGTTCATCTTGAAATTGGCTACGTTGATCTAATATAATTTCTCTTATGTCCATCTTGTCCATCCAATTATTATAGCCCAATACATCGATATTGGGCGGGTTATTATTATCTTTTATTTCTATATTGAGGGAATTTAACCCAAATATCGCACCCTTTATCTATAAACGCCTTAAGCCTCTTAGTGATAAAACTTTCATAATAGGCTTTATATTCAACGCTCTCAATATATCTTAATTGTGTCCAATGGTAAGACCATCCATATCTTAGTGAAAAAGAATTATTATTAGGCATTATTCCCTCTCTTCTAATATTTGTGTTTCGAGTTTTCTCTCAACAGGCTTACTAATTAAAGTATAAATATCAATATAATCAGTTACCCATACCGCATATATAGAAACTGATTCAGTAACGCCATTTTTAGGCTCTGGAGCTTCATATTCAAATTCTATTGAAAGTGAGATTCCCATATGATTTATTATTTTCTTTACCACTTAAAACCCTCCTATCGTTATTCCCCAATAAATCCCATTAAATATAATAAGAAAATTTAGGGTGAATGAATAGAATATCATTTTCCCAACTTTCTAGTTTCGGTAAATAATAATTTTAAACATGTGTAAGAAATACTAAAAGGGATAGCAAAATCCTTTATTACCTGTTTTCTGGAATTATATTCGCCCTGGCATATAGCAATCAGTATTAAGAGTTTTTCAGCTAAATAGACTACTATTAACATACAGGCTAATGTTTTAATTATTGTTTCAAGTATCATATATCCTCCATAACTCTATGTAATTATTCAATTGTTATTTCCCCACCGCAAAATAAACAAAACATAATTTTGTTAGAATCAAGGTCACCATTGCCGACAAAAAAGCTCCTTAAACAAGAAGTGTTGTATTTAAGGCCTTCTTCTTCGAACTCATCGACACTCCAATTGCAGTAATTTTCTTCTGGTTCTGGTGGCGGTTGTTCCCATCCGCACGAACAATCTTGATTTTCACCTGTGCCGCCTTCAAGATAAGAGTTACATTCTGGGCAGTATAAAAGTGACATAATATCCTCCGTTTTACACCTTGATCTCTCAGGGTGTTTGGTTTATCCCTCAAGAATCTCTATTTTATTTTCTAGGTCTTTAATCTTACGTTTCAATGTCTCATTTTTTTTCTGAGTCTCAAATTTATATCTTTCGTTTGTAAAATGGGTTTTAAATTTATCTCTTGCTACTCTCAAGTCTATCAGATTATTCCCATCTTCTTTCAAAGATGATTTTAAAAGACCATATTTGAAAGTATTTTTATGTATCTTTTTTTCTAAATTAAGAACATCGTTGTTAAATGCTATCATATCCAATTCCATCTCTCTCATTCTATCTGGCATCTCAAATCTCCTTGTTATAATTAAACCACTTAACAATCTCAGGGCATTTGGAACGATATTCTCTATATAATGCTCTAGGGTTAAGTGGCTTAATACATACCCTGATCTCTTAGGGTGTTTGGTTTAACTACATCTAAGAATGTAAATGTTTTTTCTATAGTCAGGCTGTTGACCCTCGAAACAATGGTCAACAACAGTTGTTATTTTTACCTTATGTATTTTAAAAGGGAATTCTGACATTTGATCTAAAATATTTTCTTTAATTGTTATGGAGTTTGGTTTTTGGTGATTCCAATCGTAGTGGCTAAAATAATCTATCTTGTCTACAATATAAACACCACTATTTTGGGATATTATTTCAGCCTTCACACTAAATCTGTCGTGCCCCCATACTATTTGTGTAATCGTAATCTTGAGGAGGCGTTTTTAATATGGGGTGTTCTTTTGTTATATTGATTGAGTTCATCTCACAATCTCCTGTATTAATTAAACCCCCTTAGGGGCGGTTGGTTATTTAGTATTCAGAAGGGTTTACAGCTTCAGTACAACCCCTATATCCTGTATTTTTAAATCTTTTCAGGTTCCAAGAACATTGGTTCATTTTATCTTGGTAAGATTCCATTTCTCCTTTAAAATGCGGAGAAGAATATCTATTTCCAGTTGCAGAGCTTCCATAAAAATAATAAGCTACAAGTAGGTCATAATTATAGATAAGCTTAATAGAGCTTCCCGCAACGTTTCCACTTCCCGGAGCATTCCAAGAATAAGAAACTATTGTAATACTTTTTTTACCGTTTTTAAGGTTCCAAAATTCAAGCTTATTCATTTTTTTTAAATTCTTCAAAACTTTAATCCCGTAATCTTCAGACGGTGTTGAATAATCATTCCCAACACAATCAGAAGGATTCAAAATATTCAAACCTGATTTAGTTTTGCTTACTATTTCTTTTCCACTTACTGTTTTTTTTCATGAGTTCAATCTCCTAATAGTATTTAATCCCCTTTTCAGGGGAGTTGGTTTAAATTGTGAAACAGTTACTTATTACTTCGTGCTGATCAAGGTCAAGAACGTTGATCTCGTCAATTGAAAACATATTAATATTACCGTCTCTATCGATTACAACTCTTTTACCCGAAGGAGCGTTTTCGATTGCTTTTCTTATTTCATTTTCAACATCGCACTTATCACAGCTATTAAACTCCGCTACATCAAGATCAATTTCTTTTCCGCATATTTCGCAGATAACAGGTTCTTGAGGTGTAGAATTTTTCCAAGATTCTGTTATTATATCCATTGTCTTACTTACTATTTCAGTGTCTGTCATTTTTTTATTTGAAGTTGTTTTTGTCATTATATTTTCCTTTGTTTTGGTTATTTATTTGCTCTTAAAACCCTTGCAACTGCCAAATTTAAAGCACCTTGATCATCGTCAGAAAGATTTAAATCTGAAATTATTCCTAACCATTTTCTATTTTTATCTTTTCTATCTTTGATCTCGTATTTATCAATAATTATTCCGGCTTTTTCTTCAAGGCAATCTGCGGAATCGGAAACTTTTTTGAATTCTTCTGATATTTTCTTTATGATTTCTATAGTAACTGGTTTCATTTTGTTTTCCTTTGTTTGTTTTTGTTAAGCTCTTAAGTACTATACTACAGGATGTTTTATATGTTGTCAAGTTCTTTTTTACAATCTGTTTAATATAATAATTAATAATCAACTTGACAATATGATTTATATAGAATAAGATCTTAGATATGAAAATCATAAACAAAACAGGACACAACAAAATCAAAGAAGCAGAGGAAAACTTTAAAAGAGTCAAAGAGTATTTTACTGCGAATAGGAATAATTCAAAAGCGGAATGCTCAAGAGATCTTAAATTAAGTTATCCAACGGTATTAAAGTACGCAAGCCAATTAGAAAAAGAGGGGGAATAAGATGGAATATACAATAACTTTGGCAAATAACGTCTTTGAATTAGAAACAATTGTAAGAATGAATATTAAAGAAGGTTGGATTCCTCAAGGCGGTGTTTTTGTTGCTGAAAGTTCACAAAGCAACGCATTCGGTCAGGCAATGATTAAGACAGATAAATGGGATGAATAATATGGGAGAGAGTGGCGCAATTAATAATCAGCTATTAAACAGATTAATATTATCATGTGGAGCTTTGTGTCACACAGACCCGTAAAATTGTCAGTGTTTTGGGCCGATGACTCAAAAAGAAGCTGATGACATAGGTATGGATCTGGAAGATGTTAATAGCCATATATTTTACACAATGGAAGAATGTTTGCATTATGATAAAGAATCGTACAATTTCGATAAGGAGAGAGAAGAGGATATCGCTCTTTTAATAAAAATGATGGGAGAAGAATTTACAAAAAAGAGGTTTTAGAACTATTTAAAAAAATAGAAGACTCAGGTGAAACATTACAGGACAATATACATTTCCTAGCGACCACTAAAGCTTTTAGAAGTGCATTTGGAGATAAATTCTCAAACACAGAAGGGTATGTGTATTTAATCTATACTAATATTGGGGTTAAAATAGGCAAATCTATAAGCCCAAAAGAAAGAATAAAAACATTATCCAAAAGCTCTCCTGTAAAATTCATAGGTTCTGATATTTTTAAAGTTAAAAACATGCATCAAACTGAAGCTTTGCTCCATAGGAAATATAAAAACCGTCAAATAAATGGAGAGTGGTTTAATTTAGAAAAAGAGCAAATTGAAGATATTCAAGAGGCGTTGAAAGTATGATGAAATATTTGATTAAAACCGGGAAAGTTTACGGGGAAATTAAAAAGGATTTAAATAATATATTTAGATCTATAAAAATGGAGAAAATAAAATGTTAAAAACAACCCAATATTCAGAAAGATATTTTAGGTACCTTTGGGAAAAAAAGCAGATATCATTTGCTGAACTTTCTCACTGTTATCCTTGTTGTATGGTAGCGACTAAAAAAGAGTGTTTAAGATGTCGATTGAATCCTGATTGTAAGTTGTTTGGGCAAGTCGAGCCGTCAAAAATTATAAACAGAGACGGGACAAGATTTGCTTTAGCATCACGTATTAATAATTATGGTTGGGATTTTGCAGAAAAGAAGCTTACTGGTTTTTGGGATATTCTAGCAGAATATTTCACGGCATAATCAAAACCCGATCAAGAAAGGGATTTGCCAAGTTGACAAAGGGTAAGAATATGATTTTAATTTAATTGTATTTTCAAATAATTAAGGATTGAATAAAATGGATGGATATAAGAGAGCTAATAAAGTTTCACCATCAGAAGCCAAGAAAATAGGAAGAGAAATAAGTCAAGATGATCTTGGAATTATGTTTGATAATGCTAAAAAAGGAGTTTCAGACTGGGGGAAACCTAGCAGGGTGAATAATTCTTTTTCTACAGGGTGGGCGTGGAATAAATTTTATAAACCTTTTATCCTTGGAAACCTCACCCATAACCTTGCAAAAAGGAACGCTGTGTGGGAATTTGGGGAATTTTTACCAGAAGAGTTAAAGCCTTGGCGGTACGTAAGAAATAAATCAAAAACACCAGTACACCACGAAGAGCCAATATTTTAATAAAAAATTGAATAACAGGAGGGACAATGGAAATATCAAAAGAGCATACCGTGTGGGTGGAAGATTTTTATTTAAAAAAAATGTACAAAGCTGGTCACTGTATCGAAGCCACCGACCAAATGGTTAAAGAGTTCCCTGAATTAAAGAAAGTTAGAGGGATGATTTCTGCTCACTCGAAAGATAAAAAGCGCCAACACTGGTGGTGTATAGACCCAAATGAAAACATTATAGACCCTACTAATTACCAATTTAGCCATATAGGTACAGATTTCTCATACTTTCCAGTGGATGAATCTAAAAACCCTACTTGGATATGTTGTAATTGTGGCGATGTGGCTTATAATTATAATTCCACATGTGGTGATAAATGCTCTAAAATAATGAAAGAATACTATAAAATCAACTAACTATGTGAATAACAGGAGGGATTATGAGTGATTTTAGACCAAAGGATAAAGTTTATGTTGATGGAACGGGTGAAGCGACAACAATTGATGACAGCGACCACGATGAGCCAACCGCAATTGGGTTTATATGGATAAACGATTGCTACGGTAATAAATGCGTTTTATTAAAATCAGTCCATCACGACCCTGACAGACTCGTAAGAGAAGCAGTTAAGGAAGCTATAGAGAAAACCAGTAAGCAGCCTAAAAGGAGGGTAGATAGGTGGTTTAATTTATTTGTAGATGATTCCGGTGGGTCCAGATATTTCTCTTACTCTTCAGAAGAAAAGGCTATAAATGATAGTTTTGATTGTTCAGGGTTAAAGTTTATCGCCATAGCTCAAAAGATAGAGGTAGAAGAATAAAAGAGGGGAAAGGCCGAAATGAAAACCACTAAACATATTCGAGGTTAAAAAAATGGAATGGATTAACATAAAAGATAGTTTACCAGAAGAAAAGCCATATAGGTTGGAATGTGTTTTAATGTCTCGAATAAACGGGCCAGTGTTCGAAGGGTTTTTTAATACTAAAACAAATGATTTTATGAGTGTGGAATTTATAGTGGTTAATCATTTAGTAACTCATTGGATGAAAATGCCAGATCCACCTGTTAAATAAATTCATTGTTAAAACAACCATATGTGATATAGTTCAGATTATTAATATAATTAATCAAGGTGCTTAAATGAGAGAAATAAACAAAGCAATTATCCATTGTTCAGATTCGACATGGGGTGATTCAGAAGTAATAAATTACTGGCATGTCATTGATAAAGGATTTGATGAAATAGGATATCACTATGTAATTCTAAATGGTCACAGGTTCGGTAAAAAATACAGGCCGGAAGATAATGGCCTTATTGAGACAGGAAGAAATATAGAAGTTATTGGGGCTCATTGTAAAGGCTACAATACAGGATCAATTGGAATCTGCTTAATCGGGAAACATCATTTTTCCCAAAAGCAACTTGAATCGTTTTCAGGTTTAATTGCAGAGCTAAGAATTAAACATAATATAACATCTGCTGACGTTTTCGGGCATTATGAATTTTCAGACGAAAAAACCTGCCCAAATATGACATCAGAATTTTTAAGGAGATTATAAATGGGTAATATTTGGAAGAGCATATCAGAAGGTATTGCAGACTTTGCCCCGACAATTGCAAAAACAATTCTACCTGGTCCAATTGGTGGAATTGCTTCTCTTGGAATAAAAGCTCTAACCGATATGTTAGGATTAACATCAGAAGAAGCAAAAAGCCCTAAAGCTATTAAAAAGGCAGTTGAAAATATGACTCCTGAATTAGCCTTGGAGCTTAGAAAAGAAAATAACTCATTCCTAACAAAAATGAAGGAATTGGGTATAGAAGAACATAAGCTTTTTAACGATGGAAGGGCAAGCGCAAGAGATAGAGAGGTTAAAACGGGGCAGAGTATAATGCCTATTACATGGGTTTTTATAGTGGGGTTTTTTATAACTATTATGGCAATCCCCTGTATGATAATATGGGGGAGTGGTTTAAAACCAATGGTATTCACCGCTTTAATGTCTACTTTGAATCTTATTGTTGGCTTACTTGGTGGTAAGGTTGCGCAGATTCTCAGTTATTATTACGGAGATTCCGAAAATGGTAACACAATGGGTAAACAGCTGACAAAAACCTTAGATAATAATTTGACAAACAAATAAAATAATGCATTAATAAATTAATCTCCTTTAATATAGTGGAAGAAGATTAAACTTGATGTCCCACAAATTAAAAGCTCTTAGTGTAAAAACTAAGGGCTTTTTTTGTCTACAGCAAAATATACCTTGACATTATATACGTATACGTATAATTATAAAACAGACTTTAAATAATAATTTTCTACTCGTTGAGAAGAAAGGAGGAACCTATGAAGCTATATTTTTAATCTAATATAGTGGTGAATATGTTGATTATTAATAGCTTTACTAAAACATTGAATCAGAATATAAATCAACCCGTCGGTATATGATGCGCATATTATAGAAATAAGTATATCTGTTAGTTCTTTAAAAAATGAAAACAAACCGGCGGGTAAAATAAAAAAAAGGAAAAATTAAGTGAAATGTCCTCACTGTAAAGAGCCAATACAAAACAAATGCAAACACTGCGGAAGAAAATGGGAACCTCGAAAAGATATCTCAATTTGTCCAGACTGTAAAAGATCAGATTGGAACGAGTTTCCTTCTCCAAGTCCAAAAGGCCATATAGGGAGGCCAGTTGCAATATATATATGTACTAAAACATGTGAGCACCCACACAGTGAAGAATGCGACGTTTGCTCTAAATCCCCTAATTATTCTCATTGGAAATAGGTTAATAACTTGAATCAAGAATTTAAAGGATTGAAAGATGCTTAAAAGAACTATGAGAGCGGAAATAAAAAAAGATGAAAATGGCGATAATATTTGGGATATAGACATTGAGGATAATAGAGACACTCCGGCGCAAGCTGAAATATTAATAAAAGCAGTTTCTTTTGAGAGAGGGTCTATTATTCATGTTTATGAAGAGATTGAATGAAACCATACCTTACAAATATTAAAAATCTTTGGTTTTGTTTACACGATAAATGTTGCCACTTCTTCAACAAAAATTATAATAATAAAAAGAAGTTTTATTAAGGAGAAATATGAAAGCGGAAAAGTTAGCCAGATTCAAAAAAATAGGTATGTGGTCAGATAAAGATTATATCAGCCCTGGGATATGGAGAAAGAAAAAGAGGTCAAAAAAGTGAAGATTAAAAAAATCATATTTTATATAATAGCTTTCTTTATTATTTGCCCTACAGCATATTCAGGAAGCAAAGAAACAGCAAGAAAACTCGGTAAATACCTATACAAAAGCGTAGTTTTAAACTACATGTGTAAAGACTATATAGGGCCAGAGCATTACGAGATATCAAAAATAAAAGCCATTATAATATATTCCAAGATTACGGGGAATAGAGAAGAGGCAGTTCTCCAAATATCTAAGATTGAGGAAAAGTTAAAGACAGGCAATTTAAACAAATCATTAAAAATTAACTTCGACAAAAGAGGTTTAAGCAATAAAGAAAGAAAATCGATTTGCCTGGAAATGATATCTAAGAATAATAAGATAATTAACTCTCTTGTGAAGAAGTTGAAAAAACGTAAAAAAATCAAAAAGCCAGCAAATAATTTTAACAAGAGCACAGACATATGAAATTATTATTAATATTAATCCTAACCCTATTATCTTGCACTCAATACGACTATTCATTATGGGAACAAGTAGAAGGGCAAATAATAGAACATGAACATATCCCAGAGACTTGTATTGCTGACGAGTGCGACCCTGCAATATATGAAACAACTGTTAAGATTGAAAACGCTTTTATGTTGAATGAAAGCAAGAAATATTATGAAGATCATCATCAATGGCAATATGTAATAGTTTTAAAAAGAAGTGTCCATAAGATAAAGAATGGGCATAGGGTATTTTTAAGGAACGAATATAAATTTGAGTAGGAGTGGAATGAAAACATTAAAAAAAATATTCTTCAAAGAGGTAAAAATAACACCAGGCATTTATGCAGAAATCAAACGCTCTATAAGAAAATCCGACCATCTGGAAGAAAATATGATGGAGTTTCTAAAAGCAACTGTCTACTTGGTAAAAAATAAGATCTGCAAACCGAGAGATTTTGAGAATTTCGGAGGATGGTGTATCTCAGTAGATCAAAGTTGTTATTTTATATATCCCGAAAATATCACATCAGTTAAGAAAAAAATATTACTCAATATTTCAACTGGGGAGATCACTCGAAATAAGAAAGTATTGAAAAAGGGAGGGCAAGTTGACTAATTTAATGGTGGATAGATTCTGGGTTACAACAAAAACATCACCAGAGCAAAGAAACTTTATAGCCAACCAAAACCAAAGATTCAATCTTTATAATAAAAGAGACCTTACACCCTTAGAGATCAAAACTCTTAATAAAATAACCATCAAAACATGCCTCACACGTTCTGATGTCTACGATGCTTATTTAAATTATATTTTTAAAGACCAAAAGGTGTTTGTACTATATAATAGATACGGGCACCAGTTCATAATTGACGAATTCTTTCTCCTGGCAAATTACGGAAAAATTGAAGCCATCAGAAATTTAAAGAAAAGAGTTATTTCAATGTCAGGTATAGAGGATATTAAAGAGCTTTCTGCGCAAATGAGGGTTTATAATAAAAAATATAAGCCTGTCAAAAATTCTGGAATGTCAAAAGCTGCAAAAAGCTTTAAAAAATCAATAGAGGCGTTGGGTAAGCTGAGTACTAATTTGGTATTGCTTCAATAGTTTTAGAATCTTTCAATAATCCAATGCCAACACTAAAAGAAAGGATATTTTCATTGTGGAAGAAAATACAGCAGTAAACGGATTCCCAGCATGTTATAATCCAGAATGCCCGTATCACCACATAGAGCTAAGTGACAACCTTCAAAATGATTTTGTTGTAGTAAGTGGAGTCGTAACTATAAGAAGGCATTTATATAAATACAGATCCAAAGATACAATATTTTATTGCGATCGTTGCCATGGGGCTATTCAGCACAGTGTCGCATGTGGAAAACAACCCTAAAGGATAGTTTCATTATGGAAGAAAAAAAGAAATGGGTAATAGTTAAAGAAGGCCCAGTGGTATGGGATGACACTTCCAAGGAAAATGATATTTTAAAAGACATCCAAGATGCTAAAGATAAGATTTATAAAGCAACAGGTGTCCAACCAAATGTGTTTATGGTTGGCGTAGGATCTGAATCTGAAAAGCATTAAAAGAGGCTGGAGTTTTAGATGGATATAAACATGATGGAGAAGGTAGATATGTCAAAAAATAAAGTTGAAATTCAAAACTGTAAAAATTGCACAATGGAATTATCTGGGTGCGATCTTGAAGAAGAGAGAAAACCTAAATTTGGTGCAATTGTCGCCTGTGGGAAGTGGGTATGCTCACCAAGAAACAAGATAATTTCCATAATAGAACAAGTAACAGAAATACAACCTGGCTTAATTCAAGAATCTGACACATTTGAATTTTTAAACATGGATTCATTGTCAATTACCGAGGCTAAGGTGATGATAGAAATAGAGTTTGATATTGAAATCGGTGACGATGTCCAACTATTGACTGTAAAAAACTTAATTGATGTTGTGGAGGTTTCACGATGAAAAAAATATTTTTAATAATTCTTATATTAGTTATGGTTTATGGGTGTGATGATTCCTTAAAAATAACCAAGGGCGGTGTGTACACCGTGAATGTAGGTAAGTCTATAGGGGCGGGTAACCCATATGAAGACATAAGGTATTGTGGCATGATAAATAATAAAGTGTTCTCGTTGTCAGGTACGTTTAGGTCGAGCGTTAACTTATATTACCCAATAAATACTAAGTATATTAATATCAACGGGGATATATTTAAGGTTGTAAGTGTAGATAACCACAAGATCATATTAGGATCTGAATAAATACTCACCAGTTAAGCTATTAGGTATGGTGATAAATAAAGGAGAATCCATTGAAAATCCATAAAGTAGAATTATACATTGTTGACCATGATGAGGTTGGAGCGCATGATATTGAAATGGTTATGGAACAGGTAAACTATCCAAACGATTGTATTACGCCTCATATTATCAGCATTAAAACCGCTGAAATCGACTACACAGATGAACACCCGTTGAATTATTCAGATGGGCGAGAGGTTGAGGCATTTAATAAACTGTTTAAAGACATAGGTTAGATTTGATTAAACAGTGGAACTATGCTAAAATATAAACAATTAAAAAGCAGATCAGGGCAAGCACCCGAAAAGCCGGACTCGTTCCCCGGCCCCTCTGTGAAACCTCTCAGGAACGACAATCTTTTGAACGGAGGATTAAGAATAATGTTAACATATAAAATACATATCAAGCTTATTAGAAGTTTTGGATTAGGATTCCAAATTATTGCACCAAAGTTTAATGGATGGCTATGTGTTGAATTTTATTTAGGGTGTTTTGAGCTGCATCTCTGGAATAGGGGAAAACGGTTTTTTAAAGCTTCTAATCTTTGGTTATAATAAACTATTTAAACAATATGAAATAAAACATAGAATGTTTCTTTTAAATAGGAATTATTTTAATATTTCTACAGGCAAAAGAATTCAATAAAGAGGGGTAGCGTAGTGCAAGGAATAAAGATGAAACCTAAAGACATTGGCTTATTCATGGATGCTATAAGGAAAATAAACAAAGATGAAAACAAGAAATTTGAATTCCTGACAGCGATCTATAACGTGAAATCTATTCTTGAAAATGAGCTTGTTGTTGGGAATCTGAAGAAGACTTTTGAGAAAACGGATATGGATGGTAATTTTATGGATTTTTTCAAACAACCACATTGAAGGGAAATTGTGAAAAATTCTATAACTATTGAAATAATAGCACCTTCTGGTGTGTTTATTCCATCAAAACAGCAAATTGAAAATTGTAAAACTATAGCAATTAGATGTAGTTCAATATATTCAAAGGAGATCCCTATGAAAACAAAGCACGAAGGAGTAAGGCCACTCTACGCACCTCATTTTTTAGAGCAAAGCCATTGTAAAAAAGGATTTGAAATATTTATAAAGCACTTTGGGTTTTATAAAGAGGTTCCATGGACTTTTGATAACGAAATATGGATTATAAACAATATTAAGGGTGGTATAGAGTGGCTTGTTGGAAATGGCTATATAAAGAAGAAATCTCCGCATGGGGATTCTGTTGCCTATATTCCCGGTAAAAACTATATCTTTGAAGAGTCCCCAGGATCTATAAGGGCCCTTAAAATGAAAGGCGTAAACAGATATGTATGGGTTTCACTTAATACAGTTGATTACACAAGCTTGCGAGAGGGAACGGAATTTGATTTAAAAACCTATCCATCAGGATATGACGCAATTCTACATGTTGAAACTAATCACCAAGTGTATAGAATGGATTCACTAAAAGAACTTGCCGAGTACATTTTAGAAAATGAATATTAAAGACAAAAGCCTATTAAACAGAATAGAGCTAAAAGGAAAATGTATAGGCTGTGGTAACTGTTGCCGTTTAAATTGGAAATTCGGGTATATTGTAGATGGCGAAGTGGTCGAGAAAGAAAACAACCGAAAGAAACCAGAAGATTATACTGAATGCAATTCCTTTGATTCTGAAAATAACAAATGCCTCATACATGAAGATAAAAAACCAGATGTTTGTAAATATTGGCCTTTCTTTAAAGAGGATCTTGAAGACGTAAACTGTCCAGGGTTTACATGGGAGGGTGAATGAGCTTGTTTGATATATTTAAAAAGAAGAAACAAACCACAATTGGCGAAGCTATTGATCTATTAGGATACAAGTTAATAGGGCAGGTTGATAATATCCTTCTCACTGATAAAGGTTTGGTTTATATCTCATTTCAAGAGAAAAAAGCGTGGGATAAAGATTTAAATGAGATAGACACAAAAGGGCTAAACCTATGAAAACAATAAAACTCATAGCTACTCTATTATGTATTATTTCGATGATAGCACTTTCTTTTTATGGAGGAACAATCAGCTATAAACTATTTTATGAAAAACAAGTCAAACAAACAATAATTGAATTAGTTAAAAAGGATTCTTTAAAATGAAAATCAGTAATGAAGTTGCAGACGTAATAGCTAGCTCAAAAGTTGAAGGTGATAAGCTTTATCTTCCAGACACCCAACTCGACAGAAAGCTTTATACCTCTGTGAATAAAGTTCTTGTTGCTATCGGCGGGAAGTGGAACAGATCCGCAAAAGCCCACATATTTAAAACAGATATAGAGGAAATAATAGAAGAGATACTTGCTTCTGGTGAATATACCAGCGAAAAGAAAGATTTTCAATTTTTTGAAACTCCACCAGATGTAGTTGATCAACTTTTAGATCTAGCAGATATTAGAAAAGGAGAACTTGTTTTGGAACCCAGTGCAGGTAAAGGGAGGATAGCCTCAAGGGTTCCTTGTTGTGATTGTGTCGAACTTAATCCAATTAATAGAGAATATCTAAAATCAAGCGGTTATAATGTTGTTGGTGAAGATTTTCTTGAATTTTCAGGAGAATATGATGTTATAATTGCAAATCCTCCGTTCTCCAAACAACAGGATATTTCCCACATTATCCGCATGGTAAAACTTGCTAAACGAAGAGTAGTGTCGGTTGCTTCGGCCTCTATATTATTTAGAACTAATAAAAAAACAGAGGCTTTTAGGAAGTTTGTAGATGATATGGGCGGCACGATAACACCACTTCCGGAAAAATCATTTAGTAAAAGTGGAACCAATGTAAATACCTGTATCGTGTGTATTGACATTTAATATTAACTTGACACACCTTAAAAAACCATAGTATTTTATGTTATCGTTTTAGAAGTAATTGAATTGAATTTATTTAATCCAAAAGGAGGAAACGTGCAAAAGATTTTATTTGTATTATTCCTATTGTGTTTTAGTGTTACAAACACGGCCTATGCTGTGGATATGGACAGAGGTATTGACTCTTTTGTAGAAAAGGTTGATAAACCGGCAATAGTGAGCACAAGTAAAGCGCTTGATGTGCCTTGCTTTGATTTCGGTATAAAAGGCTATAGAGCTTATAAGCTCGAAAGATTGGGTTCAGTCTCCCAATTCCATATTGGTAATTTCCTGGTAAACAGTATTGTGGGAAAATGGGTCTGGCGTAGCTCTTTGAAAGATCCTATAAGATATAGAAATATAAATCAGCTAATTAATGCATAGTTGATAAGTTAAGAAACAGGCTATTATCAGAAGCACCGGGATTGGCCCGGTGCTTTTTTAAAAGCAAATCCTAAAAGGTCTAATATGGCAAAATTAGAATCAATAAATATCAATAAGGTGAGTAAGAAACTTACTTTAACGATTAAATTAAAAGGCACGAGAAGGTTTAATCTAAGGATGTGGTTAAGGACAGTTATTTTGAAGATTGGCGGGTTTATATTACCTTGTAAGGCTGAAATAGAGACAAGTGAATAGATATGGCATATAAACTCACAAACAAAAATATATCTGATTTAATTCCATACGTAAGCAACAGCCGCACCCACTCTGAAGATCAAATAACCCAAGTTGCTGCAAGTATTTCAGAATTCGGATTTACAAACCCAGTATTAATTGACGAAACAGGTATGATAATTGCCGGGCATGGCAGATGCCAAGCAGCTAAAAAACTAAATATGGAAGAAGTTCCCTGTATTGTTTTAAAAGGGTTATCAGAAGCTCAGAAAAAAGCCTATATTATTGCAGATAATAAGCTCGCATTAAATGCCGGGTGGGATGACGAACTTTTAAGGGTTGAGCTTGAAGGATTAAACGATCTTGATTTTGACTTAGATTTATTGGGGTTTAGTAAAAATGAACTTGACGAATTATTAGCAGAAAAAAAACCACCGGGATTAACAGATGAAGATGATGTTCCAGAGCCACCAGAAACTCCCGTCAGTGTTTTGGGGGATGTTTGGATTTTAGGGAATCATAGGTTGATGTGTGGGGATAGTACAAACCCTCTTGATGTTATGATGTTGATGGACGGGGACTACCCTAAATTAATACACACAGACCCGCCATATGGAATGAACGCCGTTACTAAGTCTGGTGTTTTGTCTAAGAACTATAAAACCGATATTATAGGAGATGACAATCCCGATATAGCTAAAAACGCATTTGCATTGATACACGGACTATATCCAGAAGCGAAACAAATCTGGTGGGGTGCTAATTATTACTGTAGCGTTTTGCCTGATAGCGAATGTTGGTTGGTGTGGGATAAAAATAACGGTAGTTCAGATCAAACAGATTGTGAGCTTGCGTGGGCCAACTTCAGGAGTGTTGTTCGCCAATTTACACAGGCAAGTGAAAAAACAAACAGAGTTCATCCAACACAAAAACCGGTATCTCTGGTAGAATGGATATTAAAACGATTTAAATTTTCATCAGAGAGTATAGCAGATTTTTTTGGTGGGTCAGGATCTACCCTTATTGCTGCAGAAAAGCACGGGTCCACGGCTTTTATAATGGAATTCGACCCAATTTTTATAGATGTAATAATAAACCGCTGGCAAAACTTCACAGGAAATCAAGCAATCCATATTGAATCAGGCAAAACATATGATGAAATGAAAGCAGAAAGAGATCTATAATGGCAAAAAAAAGAGGAAGACCGTCCCTTTATGAAACCCGTGTACAACCCAGACTCGAAGAGATAAAAGCGTGGTGTCGTGACGGTTACACAGATATAATAATGTGTGAAGCTCTTAAGGTTTCAATAGCCTCTTTCTGCAAATATAAAAATGATTTCCCCGAATTAAAAGAAGCCTTAAACGTAACCAAACCTATAGCAGACTTAAAAGTGGTTAATTCTCTTCATAAAAGAGCATTAGGGTATGAGTATGAAGAAGTGACAAAAGAGGTTAAAACCGATAAAGCAGGGGCTATAATATCCAAACACATAAAGTCAGTAACAAAGTTTCTTCCTGGAGATGTAAAAGCACAAGAGGTTTGGTTAAGAAACAGAGATCCGAAGAACTGGAATCAAAAACAAGGCGTAGAGCTTTCGGGCCCAGACGGAAAACCAGTTGAGGTAATTAATCACGACATGGACCCAAAAGAAGCAGCTAAGATTTATTCACAAATGATTAAAGGAGATGAGTGATGGATAAAAAATGGGTAGCCTGCATGGTGATGTTGGTATCTTTTTGTACCGGATTAACAACAATGGCTCTCTTGCTATGTTTTGGACTGGCCCCATTACCGTCTGAGCTAATACCAGAACGCCTGTTTGCTGTACTCATCCTGATTCAAATACCTTTTCTGGCTTCTTTATTGTATATTATGAAACACAAGACAAATTTAACTGAGCGGTCTACATTTCAAATAAAAACCCCGTAAATTTTTATACTTTGGATAATTGAGAATGCAAATTGAAGGTAAAAACAAACCGACTCCACCAAAAGGCAGGACAGTATATTACGGCCCTAATGCAAATATTATGTTCCTTTTTGTATTTGTGGTTTTTTGATAGCTATGGCTGTTTGTTACTTCACTTAATGATAATAATTGAGGTTCATATGGATAAAATAATTAAAAGTGTAGTTGATGTGATAAAAGATGATATTTCAAAGAAAATTGACGAACAAGATAATAATTTTAAAAACCTTAAAGTAGAAAACTCTATACCATCTACAATTTCAAATAAAATAAAAATAGATCCACCTAAATCATCAGGTGTTGGGTTTATGTCTTTAAATGTTTGTAAATAAAATTTATGTCAACAATGCCCTTACATAACTGGCCCCCCAATTACACCAAAATTCTCCAAAACAGACAAGAGAATTATCTACGCATAAAGGACAATCCAGAAGCTCAACAGGCATTAAAAATATTTTACAAAGACAATCCGGTTAATTTTATCAACGATTGGTGTATTGTTTACGAACCAAGAAATGCAATGAAACCAAATGCAACAACCTTGATGCCTTTTAGATTATTCCCCAAACAAGTTGACTTAGTGGAGTTTGTTTATAGCTGCATCCACGATCAAGAAGAGGGTTTAATTGAAAAGTCAAGGGATATGGGGGCTACTTGGGTATGTGTAGCAATCTCTACTCATTTATGGTTGTTTCACGAAGGTTCCTCAGTAGGATGGGGATCACGAAAACAAGATTATGTTGACGAGATAGGCAACCCAAGTTCTATATTTGAAAAAATCCGGATCGGTATAGATTATATTCCCGATTGGCTGAAGCCTAAAGGATTTGATAGAAAAAGAGATCTAACTTTCTGTAAATGCATAAATAGAGAAACCGGTTCTACAATAGTAGGAGAAATTGGCGACGATATAGGAAGAGGTGGAAGGACCACTAATTACTTCCTAGATGAAAGTGCCCACTATGTAAGACCTGAAAAGATCGAAGCTGCTATAAGCGAAAATACCGATGTTCCCATACATATTTCATCCGTTAAAGGAGTGGGAAATGTTTTCTATAAAAAAAGACATACTGGAGTTATTTGGGACCCTAAAAACAAACCTCCAAAAAAATACACCAGAGTTTTTATTATGGATTGGTCAGATCATCCCGCTAAAGATCAAGAATGGTATGACCTGAAACAAGCAAAAGCAAAACGTCAAGGGCTTGAAAACCTATTTGCTCAAGAAGTTGACCGGGATTATACCAGTTCAGTATCAGGAATTCTTATTCCTGGCAAATGGGTAAAAGCCGCAATCGATGCTCATATCAAATTGGGATTTGAGGCAGAAGGTAAAAAAAGGGCTGGGTTTGATGTATTTGACGAGGGTAAAGATGCTCATGCTCTATTCATAATCAAGGGTTCAGTCGCTCAGTTTGCAAAAAAATGGACTAATGGTGATACTGGACAGGGAACTAGAAAAGCTATAAGACTCTGCAAAGAAAACAAAACATTTCATTTTCAATTTGATAGTATCGGAGTCGGTGCCGGGGCAAAATCAGAAACAAACCGAATGAAAGAAGAGGGTAAGCTCGAAGGTTTTGAGGTAATTAAGTGGGCAGGATCTGCAAAGGTTCAAAATCCAGAGGAAAATATTATACCTGGTGATATCGAAACGCCAAAGAATAAAGACTATTATAAAAACTTGAAAGCCCAGGGTGGTTGGCAATTAAGATTAAGGTTTGAAAAGACTTACAAAGCAGTGACCCAGGGCGCAAAATACGACACATCTGAATTAATAAGCATTCCTTCAGACCTTCCGGAAAGAACAAGGGTTGAAGCAGAATTAAGTCAGCCGACATATATAGAAGACGGATCAGGAAAAATAATTATAAATAAAACTCCTGATGGCACCAAATCACCTAACTTATTTGATGCCTTTGTAATGTCAGCTTTTATACTTAAAAAACCAGAACCTCAAATGGGTGCAGCTATGCCTGGTGGGTTTAAAAATACAGAGAGCTATTGATAAACCCATTTATAACATAGTTGCAAAAGTTATTTATTCCCACATATCATAATATTTGCGCCAATATACTCTGTAAATCTTTGTAGCCATTCTTTCGGCATATTTATCTATTAATTTCTCTAACATATCGTTCCATAATCTCTGTTTTTCTTTAAAAAGTGTATAGGTGCCACATTCAGAAAAATCTATCGTAATGTCCATAAAAACTTTTATTTCAGAATTATTCATAATCAATACCTGCTTGGTTTAATTTTAACTACCTCAACGGTTATTTTGTTCATATCAACATTTAAAACATTGAAAACAACGTCTCTTGATGAGTATAGCGTAATCCTTCTTGATTTTATGTTATAAAATACGTTGTGTCCGTTTAGCGCTACGATAAATGTTTTTTGGTCAGGCATACCACAATATGTTATAGATCGCCTTACTCCTTGCGGTAAATAAACATGTATATATTGCCCAGTATTAAGAGTTATTTTGTCTTTATCTTTTAAAATCCCATTTGGACCAGAACACCCAAGCAAAAAGAATATAGATATAATACAAATACACATTATTTTTTTTAAAACCTTCATTTAACCTCCTTTTTATGGTTAAAACATCAACATTTAAAACCTATTCTATCTCAATATAAACATTATCACCTTCGTCTTTATAGGGTGTAATGGTTATACCACTTGTCAACCCACAACCAAGTTGATCTTCATCATTAAACTTTTCAAGAGCTTCTTTAAGGTCAGATACATCTTGAATTATAATTGTTTCTCCGCATTTTATCATTTTATCCTCCCTCTTATCTTTCAAACTCTTTTATTTCTTCATATATAAATTGAGGATTATCATCAAGTGACCAACAATCTTTTTTGGTAAATATCTTTCCTTTTGAGCAAATCTCTTCGGCCTCTTTTTTAGTTAAGACATATCCTTTTGTTTTATAACCATGAACATCCCTGTTCTCCATCCAGTCAAACCATAATTCTTTAATTAAAAAGATCAATTTATTTTCCCTCATTTTTAAAAGATTCGACTATCAATGTTATTGTCAACAGCCCAATTAAGTGTTGTTAACCAGTTCTCACAAACGCCAGTTATAAACTCACCAGTGTTTAAATAATACCATTTTCGATAGGAATCCTCTTTAAAAAACACCATGGGCTCTTTCTCTCTAAATAAGCCTTTTAGTCTTATGCGAAATACATCATTGTTAAGTCGTTTAAATTCTAATATTTTCATAGCTTACCCCTATCCCTTTTTAAATAGCACCATCAATCTTTAACGCAATTCCCCACCCAACAATGAAAACAATAACCCAAAAAAGAGCCCCAATATTAAACATATCTTTAAGCTCTTCCCAATCCTCATACACATTAAAAGGAAACCAAATAATGCGTAGTCCTATACCCAAAACCGCTATTGTTGACAATATGGTTCCTATGAACCATATCCAGATAATAATTAGCTTAAAAATAATCACTTATCCTCCTTCTTAACATATCTAAAAGGTTGAAGTGATTTATTCCCAAAAGGATGAGATAGCTTACGAGAAAGTAAGTCAGGTAAATTGTCAATTATTTCAAACTCATTTTCACTCCACCAAGAGTTCTTCTCTAAATTAAATCTATCTTCATTAAATGTGTTTAAAAATTCTACAGAGGCTGAATGTACACCTTGTATTGTAGAAACTTCAGTTATCATTCCTATATTGCCTGATGGTGTTTTTATAAAATCTAAAGGTTTCATTTTATCCTTCCAAAGATCGTTTAAGTTCTTTGTACGCAGCTTCATAATCCATCCATGATTTCTTTTCACATAACGGACAATCTGCAACTTTGTCAGCCAGAAAAACAGGATTGTCGTATCCGACAGATCGAAAGTCCTTTTTACAATACCCACAGTGGAATGGTAGGCCAACCTCCTTTTCCTCCTTTTGGACCAAAGGTGCATTCTTTTCATACTTCTTAATTAACAATTCTTGTTCTTTGCTCCATTTAATGCACCCTTTTGGACAAATAAGACACCTTCCAGTTAGTTCTGTTGCGCATATTGGGCAGATCTTAAAATCCCTTTCACCTTCCATCATTCACCATCCTTCTTAATCATACATTCCAATAACAAAACCATCCATTTTTGAACTTTGCGATCACCGGCACAGAGTTTTTTAACATAGCTCTCTGACTTTTGAATTAGCTTTGCGAAACTCTTTTGAGTGTGGCCTGAACCTGTAAATGAATTTCTAATTGTTTTTATAAAAGAGATTATTCTTTTTTCTTTCACTTATCCTCCTTCTTAACATAAGCTCTTTTAGGTTTATCATCATTAGTCAGCCCTTATAACAGAACCGAATACATTATTTAGAACCTCTTTAATCTCACCAAGAATATGATTCTAACTTATTCCACCATTTATAAATCTTAATAGGTAGATAACACCAAAATAGTAAAAGCAACATACTGTTGCAACATAGGATAATTTGGAGTATCTCGGATTTTTCATTGACTATATATGTCAATGAAACCCAATAGCCGAATCCGATTGAATTAATACAATATAATAAATATAAAAACCATTTAATCATTTTCCCTCCAGTTTCACAGACCCAAATATATTATTTAAATCTTCTTTAATATCTCCGTACTGTTTCCCGGTTTTAATTAAAGATTTCATCATGCTTTCGATGTTCTCAACCCGTAAAAGATCATCTTTATTTAAGTTATCGCGGAACACTTCACCTTTTGGTGGCTTAACATATTTAATCCCTGCAAGCTTATAAGCAAGTTTTGTATACGTTGAAAAACCGTGGCCTTTCATTCTGTCATTTTCACCAGAGTCTTTAATCTCATCAGTCAAAACTTTTCTGGTTTCCACTCCGACCTGTCTGACAAAAGATTGATCCTTTAATCTCTTTTCCATGGAATTAAAAGCATGAATAAATTTAACTTTGAACTGAATGGCTTTTGATCCAGTGAAAGACATTGCTAAAAGAGAGAAACCGTCTCTTGTCATTAAATAGTTTCTATATTCTCTATTTCTGTTGTTCGTAAATGTTGATTTTACAAAGTAATCTTTCACGGCCGCATTTTCGGCCGTGAGTTCCTGAACTATCCTATCAATTGATTCAAGAACATGTTTATGCTCTTTCTTGAATTTTGGACCGACTATTTGACTTTCAGTAAATGCCGTACCGTCTAAAGATTTTACAATTTCATTCATAGAGGCCTCTTCTAATAAGATTCTTCTTTAAGGGTTAGTTCACATTCATCAGGATCAAAACCTTCGATTCCTGTAATTATTGTACCAGCCGCATAAAGCTTGAAAACATATGCTTCGTGCTCACTAAAACATGTAGGGTTAAAAGAATGGCTGTGATTGATTCTTAACTCGCCTTTGTTTATGTATAATTGAAGATCTGCTGAATTAGATCGTGAAGAATAACCAGAACTTTCTTTTTGTTTCCACATATTAAGAGAAATTCCACCATAGTCGTTAGTTTCAATTTCAACGGTGGCATAATCGTCAAGATCGTCAGCATCCCAAGGTTCATCTGTTTTCCAGAATTTAGCTATTGTTTCTACAAAATCCTCAATTTTAATCTCTTTTGGCGCTGGATCAAGGATTTTTTCAACTTCTTCCATGAATTTTTCAGCTGCTAACCCTTTGAACATGTTCCCTAATCTTTCTTTTATAAGGACCATCATTTGTTTATTATAACTTTCAAAAGGAATAACAGAAGTATTGACTTTTAATCCTCCATCAATAGATTTTTTTATTTGCTCTGTTATGTTACCATAAGACTCGAATTGGCTCTTTATAGCTGATCCAATTGCCTTTTCAACGCCTTTATTGATAGATTCTTCAATTGATCCATCGCTAACCATAGTTGCTACTCTTGCGTTTACTATTTCTTCAATACTTTTCAATTTGATTACTCCTCGGTTTTAAGTTTAGGTTAATACAATTATTAATATACAAACTGTATAATGTCAACTATTATCTTCAATATAAAAAGTATTGACATCAAATGAACATTAGGTATACAAATAATCTAATCATTGAGAACGATAACTTTATTATTAGGAAATATCATAATTAATGTGGCCCTTCAAAAAAAAAGAATCCCCTGAAGAAATTCCAGATACAGAGCAAGAGTCCAACGATAAAGATCGAGGCTTCGAAGAACTCGGTGTCGCCGGCGTCAAAATGTCAGGCGGCTACGTATACGAAGAGTTCCTGGTTAAGCTTCAAGGTTCAAAAGGGCGAAAAGTTTACCGTGAAATGCGGGATAATGACGCTACTATTTCCGCAATTATGCACGCAATTGAGATGACTATCCGTGGTGTTGAATGGAATGTTATTCCTTCAATAATCCCCGCAGATAAAAACGCACCCATGACCGATGACGAACAAAAGGCCCAGGATGCTGCCGATTTTCTTGAAAGTGTCATGTTCGATGATATGTCTCATACCTTTGACGATTTTATAGCCGAAGTACTGTCGATGCTTACATTCGGATGGGAATACACAGAAATTGTTTGGAAAAGAAGATTAGGCCCAAATCAGTTAGATCCTTCTAAGCGATCTGCTTACGATGATGGATATATAGGAGTGAGAAAGCTCGCAAACAGAGCGCAGGAAACTCTTGATAAATGGCAGATGGACGAAAACGGTGGAATTGACGGTCTTTGGCAATATCCCCCAATGTCAGGTGGTTCGAGATATATACCTATTGAAAAAGCTCTGTTATTCAGAACCACAATGCTTAAAAATAATCCTGAAGGTAAATCAGCATTACGGGGATCATATGTGGCGTGGTGGTACCTGAAAAGAATTCAAGAAGAGGAAGCTACCGGGGTAGAAAGAAACCTAAATGGCTTTCCTGTTATAATAGCTCCTAAAGATGTGCTTGACGCTCAAACGCCATTAAACAAGCGAAAAAGACAAGCCTATATTGAGATGGTCAGAGATATGAAAAACAATTCTCAAGGGGGGGCTGTTATTGAGTCTGATCCTTGGGTAATCGATGGCAAGGCAACCAACATGCCAAGGGTGGATATTAAGCTACTATCAACTGATGGTGGATCAACTATAGATACCGGAGCAATAATATTAAGATATCAGCACGACATAGCCCGAACACTTGCACAGGATGTTATGATGCTTGGTTCTGGTTCTGGTGGTTCGTGGGCACTAAGCAAAGATAAATCAGCTCTTTCTATTAGATCGATTGAGGGATGGTTAGAATCAATAGCAGCAACTTTAAATCGGTTTTTAGTTGTAAGGCTATGGAGAATTAACGGATTTGAGCAAAAATATATGCCTTATTTGAAACCTGACCAGATCGCAGACGAAGATTTGGAAGCATTAGGTAATTTTGTGTCATCTCTTGCCAAAGGAGGGATTATGCTTAACGACCCTGAAACAGAAGACGAGTTAAGGGCGGCGGCTAATCTTCCACCTAAACCGGACGATATGGAAGACAATATAAGTGGTGATGATATGATTGACGAAAAACTAACTCAAAATAGTGAGGTATAAAAGTATATTTCATGAAGGAAAAAGAGTTAAAAAAATATGTGCCACCAAAATATACAATAGAAAAACAAATGTTATTTATGTATGATTTTATGAAAACAGATAAGGCCAATAAAATGGCGTGTCGTCAATGTTCATCGTGCCACGGATGTAGGTAGAGGACGGTATAAAATGAAGTTTAAAAATTACTTTATAGATGAAGATGGTAACATATGGAAAGAGAAAACACTTATTGAAGCCTCAAAAGATTTGGTAATATTCTCCTTTGATCTCGGCAATATTTCTCTTGATGAACAGATATTGTGGCAAACAAATAATGTTCGAGATTATACTCTGCATTATAAGAGATTAGCAGAGTGCAATCTCAAAGAGCCTATTATCTTAAGGTCTGATGGATATCCCATGGATGGATGGCATAGAATTATAAAGGCAATCAGTAAAGGAGTGAAAACCTTACCTGCAAGAAGATTTAAAATTGACCCTAAACCGGATATTAAGGAATAAAATTGGCTGACCAAGCATTTATAATAGCAGAATCATTTGAACCTAAAATAGGACTGGCTATGCTCGAAGCTTTTGCCGCTATGAAGGATTCTGTGACATTAAACCAGCTTGAAACAGTCTTGAGAAATCAGGGTATCGGGGGAATGCAAAGACTCCTTGCTGATATGCAGATTGAGGGAATAATAGAAAGCAGCATTACCGATGATCTTAACGAGGCTATTATGGAATCCGGTAGGGCAACATTTGCAGCAATACCAGACGGGCTGAAAACAGGTCAAGTATTCAGATATGATCTAATTAACCCTACTACAGCTCAATATGTAAGAAACTATGAGTTAAGCCTTGTGCAGAAGATCAGTGCTAATACCAGGGAAGCTATAAGAAATAATATTGAAGCTTCCGTAATTTCCGGGCAAAATCCAAAAGTCACGGCTCGAAAATTCAGAGATACAATAGGACTAACACCGAATCAAGAACGAGCAGTACAGAACTATGAAAAAGCTTTGAGAGATATGGATAGTAGTTCTCTTAAAAGAGCATTGAGAGATAAGCGTTTTGATAGTACCGTTTTGAGATCCATAAAAAACAATCAGCCATTGTCAGAAGACCAAATCGAAAGAATGGTCACAAGATATAGAGAGCGATATATTAAATATAGAGCCGAAACCATTGCAAGAACAGAATCATTAAGGGCGGTTTCTGTTGGTGATTATACATCAGCACTTCAGGCCGTGAATGAGGGAGCAGTTGAGCGTGAAAGATTAAAAAGATTTTGGGTTTATACCAGGGGTAAGAGGACCAGGCCACCGCACAGGCAAATTCCATCTATGAATCCATTAGGGGTTTATATTGATGAGCCTTTTCAAACTCCTTTAGGTCCGTTGATGTTTCCAAGGGACCCCAACGGGACGGCGGCTAACACAATTCGCTGACGTTGTGCCGTAAGGTATAGGCTTGTAGAGCCTGACACGCAAACAGTAAATGTACCAAGAACAAAAGTTGAGATTAGAAAAATGTCGTTGACACCTAAAATAAGGAAAGCAGCATGAGTCATAAATGCCTTTTCAATACCGATTTAAAACAAAACGATTCTTCTGATATTCATATAGGAGTCTGGGGAAAGACCATATGTTTAAATGACGATTCCCGTGATGAAATTAATATTGACACCGAAAATATAGATGAATTTATAAAGATCTTACAGGGTATAAAAAAGGAGATTCCAACCAATGGGTAAAAAAAGCATATTCAAAGCCCAATGTTCAGTCGTAAAAGTAGACGAACCTCTTGGAATTGTGTTCGGTTGGGGAATGATTACAGATGTTGACGGAGAGCCATATTATGATCTTGACAACCTTCATATTGATTCAGAATTAATGATGAAGGGAACATCGGAGTTTATGGAAACAGAGAGAATAAGCAACGATTCCCACACAGAGAATGACATTGGAATTGTTATTCATAGTTTCCCATTAACACCAGAAACAGCATTAGCTATGGGTGTATTTAGCAAGATTAACGGATGGATGGTTGGAGTAAAGCCAGACAAAGAGAACCTTGAGAAGTATGCATCTGGTGAATATAAAGGATTTTCAATAGAGGGTGAAGGTATTGTGGAGGACGAAGAATAATGAGAACAGATGGGAAAGACACTAAACAAAAAGCTCAAACCTTGACAATCGGGAAGCTCTCTTGTGTTGCAAATCCAGCGCACGAAGGCGCACTTGCAAAGCTCTTAAAATCCAAAGCTATAACCAAGGGTGATATTGAAAAGCAAACCTTCATGGATGCCTTAAGAGGGGAGCAGATTGAACAGATTACTTATGAGTTTATGGATCAGATCTGGGATCTCAATTATGCCTTGAAAACATCTATAGGCAACACCATAAAAGATGAAGAAATTGAAGATAAAAAACAGGCTATACAAAGTAATATTTCGGATTATGTAACTGCAGTAACCACAGTGGTTAATTCGGCTACATTTATTAAATCAGGAGGAGAAGCAGAGATGGGCGAAAAAGCACTACAAAAGCAGCTTGATGATTTACAGGCAAAGCTTGACCGGTCAGAAAGTATCAACAAGATGGATGGGCCTACAAAAACCCATTTCGATTCTCTTGATACCGACAACCAGGATAGTTTTCTTGCTAAATCAGAAAGTGAAAGAGCGGGAATTATTTCCAAGGCGGCAGAGGATGCAAAAGAAGCTGAAAAGCTTGCAAAGGCAAATGAGGAGACTTTCACGTCCAATAGTGGGCAAGTAATCATGAAGTCAGAGCATGGC